CGCAAAGATCGGGTCATCGGGTTATGGCGCAAAGATCGGGTCATCGGGTGATGACGCAAAGATCGGGTCATCGGGTTATGGCGCAAAGATCGGGTCATCGGGTAATTACGCAAAGATCGGGTCATCGGGTGATGACGCAAAGATCGGGTCATCGGGTTATGGCGCAAAGATCGGGTCATCGGGTAAAAATAGCGTGGTAATGTGTGCCGGGAATAATTCAATAGCGAAGGCAAAAATTGGCTCTTGGATAACACTTGCTGAATGGGGAAGAGACGATAATGGAGATTGGATCCCGATAAACGTGGTAACAAAAAGGGTTGACGGGGTCGAGATAAAAGAAGACACTTATTACAAGTTAGTCAACGGGGTATTCACGGAAGTTGATAGATAATAATTTAAGTATATGAAAAAAGGTGATAAAGTAACTACAACACACGTGGAAGGGATATTCACGGTGAAAAGCATTGACGAAAAAAGCGGGATCGCCACGATCAAGCAGCAGAGAGGATTGATGTTCAAGGTTCCCGTTAGCTCTCTACGCAAGGTTCTTTAGTTCTGTTATTTGTTTGTTGGTAATTAAAAACGGCCGGGTGGAAGTCCCGGCACACGGGGAGAACTGGCGTTGGCACCTTCAATTCTTTGCGCACGACACCTTCTACAATTTGCCGATGGTTCGATTCCATCCTCTCCGCTAAAAAAAGAAAACCGCCTACTTTGAACGATAGCGGTTAAGTTCTTTGAAATACTGGTAGACTATAACATATACCGCCATAGTCGAGCGGGGCTGGTGAACTTCCGGGCAACACTCCGGGAGTGGCGAAAGTCGCACGTCAAAGGTGCATTATGCCAGCGTACAACCCGTGCCGGGTCACGTTACCGGGGTTCGACTCCCCGGGGGTTGTCAATTATTAATTAATTCAAACACAAAGATATGGAAATAATTCAAATTAATCAAGCCGAGATGATACAGGCTATCAACAAGGCAGAAGTGGATATTCAAATATCGACAGCGAAACAATACCCACGGGATATACACAAGGTGTTAAGCACTATAGAGACTTACGCCACGATGGACACGGAAACGGCAGAAGATTGTTTTTACGCTTTACGAAGAGGACGAGGTAATGATGCAGCCGTGATCGAGGGGTTATCGGTTCGCATGGCCGAGATCGTGGCGGGGGCGTGGGGAAACATCAGGGTTCAAACTAGGATAATAGGCAATGACGGGAAGACGATCACGGCGATGGGTATTTGTCACGACCTTGAAACGAATTTTGCCGCTTCCGTTGAAGTGAAACGCAGGATAACTGATAAGTACGGGAAAACATTCTCCGAGGATATGCAAGTAGTCACGGGAAACGCCGCTTCGGCTATCGCTTTCAGAAACGCCGTTTTCAAGGTTATCCCGAAAGCGGTGACGAAAAAGGTGATCGCTAACGTGAAACAAGTTGCATTAGGTCAAAGTATCGATTTAGAAACTAGTCGCAAGAGAATGATCGATTATTTCTCGAAAATCGGTGTAACCCAAGAACAACTTCTTGATCATTTGGAGGTGAAAGGCGTTGATCAAATCGACAAGGAAAACATAATATACCTCAGGAGCCTCGCCAACGCTATAAAAGAAGGTACCACGTCGGTAAAAGAAACGTTCGGGAACAAGTTCGAGACGGTTGTTGACACTTCTCTCGATCCCTCAACTCTCAAAACGGAATCTGACGTGAAGGCCGCCTTGTTGAAAGGCCAAGTAACCAAAGAGGAGGCCGACAAGTTGATCGAGAATTTAAAACAGGCAAATTCATTAAGCAATGGAGAGACAAAAGAACAACCTTCAGGACAATCCTGAATGGTACAGAGACAGGTTATTCCATTTCACCAGCTCGGAATTGTACAAGCTACTTTCCGAGCCACGTGAAAAGGTAAAGAAAGAAGCTGGAGAGCTTTCCGAAACTTCAAAATCGTACGTGTACGATAAAATTTCAGAGTACATAACTAATGGAACTTGCCTAGATTACAAGGATATTAACACTAGAGAGGTGGCGTGGGGTAAGGAACTAGAGATAAGTGCAAGACACGCTTACGAGAAGAAAAAAGGCGTGGAGGTAAACGACTGCGGTTTTTTCGAGTTTAATGATTACTTCGGTGGATCCCCGGATGGACTTGTCGGTCAAGACGGTTTTATCGAGATAAAATGCCCGTTTAACACCTCGATTCACGTTAAGCATCTTCGCTTAAAGGACGAGAATGACTTGAAAAAAGAGCATTACGAGTATTACGTGCAGATACAAGGTAATTTTATCGCAACGGGACGCAAATGGTGTGATTTCATTAGCTATGACCCTAGATGCCAAAGTGAACTTTTTGCACTCAAAGTGATACGTGTTTTGCCTGATCAAGAATTTATCGAGAATTGTATCAAAAAACTAGCGAAGGCAAACGAGTACAAGGAAAAGGTGATGGATGAGATCATCAAGTTGCAATGTGCTTAATAATTAAAATTCAGACAAGATGATAAAGATTATAGCAACAGGAAACATCGGCAAGGATGCCGAACTGAAACAAATCGGGGGCAATAATTACGCTTGCTTTTCCATCGCCATCACGGAGAAGGTAAAAGGGGAATCACGAACGACATGGGTTGATGTCGTGAAGTACGACAAGGAAGGGAAATTAACCCCTTACTTGAAGAAGGGTGTCCGGGTTCAAGTTATAGGTAAACCGACCACGTCCGGTTACACGAACAAGAACGGTGACATCGTTTCAACCCTGACGATATGGGTGATGAACGAACTCGAATTTCAAGGAGGGATGAAAAAGGAAGAAGGCAACGGTAGAGGGTTGGATAACATCCCGCAAGATGAAGATGATTTACCCTTCTGATCATGGAACTTTACTTGCTTAACACGACAAGCGGCTTGAAACCATGTTACGATGAAGACTACGAGGAGAAGAAAAAGCTAAAAATAGGGGAAACGTACAAGGCTAAAATCACATTGGCGAGGAATCTCAAATTTCACAAAAAGTATTTCGCCTTGATCAACTGTGCTTGGGAATACCAGAACGAAAAGGTTGTCGAGTTTTTTCATCATAACAAGGATGCTTTCCGGAAAACGGTAGAGATTGCGGCAGGGTTGTATGAACCGGTTTACTTGATCGGCAAAAAAGAGTGGTCACAGGCTCCCAAGTCTATCGCCTTCGACAAGATGGATGAAGCGGAGTTCATGGACTTGTACGATAACGTGAAGAGAGTGTTATTCCAAACGTTTCTCCGGCATATAGATGAAGAAGAGTTCGTGAAAAACTTAATCAATTTCTAATGAAAATCATATCGAACACCCTACACGCTTCCCTGCTAAAGATTCTCGATTCTTTACCCGAACGCTTGCCGGGTGATTCGATTCAAGATCGGGAGTTAAGGCGGAAGGCGGCGTTATTGAGAAGGAAACTTGAAAGATGTAAGGACATAACACATGAAAGTACAGCTAATAAACCTCGGCCGGAACAAGGTGAACGAGATCGTTTACCCGGCTGACATGAAAGTCTTGCAGAGGATAATCAACAAGCACGTGTTAACCACTTGCTGGGAGTTGTCACCCTCTGGCAAGGAAGATAACGAACACCTTGTCCTTCGGGGCATGGACATGATTGGAAAGATTAAAATTTTAAAACAATAAAAATTATGACAGCGAATTGGTTTGAAGTAAAAGTAAAATACACGAAAGTAGATGAAGACGGCAGGCAAAGAAAAGTGTCCAAATTATACCTATTGGATGCCGTTAGCTTCACGGAAGCGGAGAGTAGAATTATCGAGGAATTAAGAGAGATAATTCAGGGCGATTTCTACATAGAGGCGATAAAGAAATCCAACATTACCGAGTTGGTAGAATCTAAAGACGGTAATGATGACAAGTGGTTCAAAGCGAAAGTAGCGATCATTGACGCTGACAGCATTTCCGGCAAGGAGAAGAGATCGAACCAGTATTTTCTCGTTGCCGGTTCCGACGTTGACAAGTCGTTGGAAAATTTACAGAAAGCGTTATCCACTTACGTTGTCCCGTTCGAGATCGTGCAAGTTGGTGATTCCAATATAATGGACGTGTTCCCTTATTTCGAGGATAGACAAGAATAAATCATCGCCCGATTTCCGGGCATCTGGTGGTATGGCGGAATTGGAAGACGCTACATTGCGGTAGATAGTACTGAATAGGACGCCGAGGAGGCTAACAACAGCTCAGTCGCTAAACCTATCATTGCAGGTTCAAATCCTGCCTCCTTCACTAATTAAAAACAACTAAACATGAAAACAAAATACGACAGGGTCATCGGTATAGACCCGGATGTAAACAAGAGTGGCGTGACAGAATTGCACGTTGAAACTAGAATGTTAAATATAGCGTCATTATCCTTTCCCGATCTAATGGATTACCTGCAATACATGAAAAAAAAGTTCATGGATAAAGGGGAAAACGTGATCGTGGTTATTGAGGCTGGATGGAAAAGACAATCAAACTGGCATACCACGAACACGAGAAGTATTGCTGCTGCCGCAAAAACCGGGAATAACACTGGAAGGAATCACGAGGTAGCACGCAAAATAGCTGAAATGGCAAGGCATTACGGTCTTGAAGTCGACGAGATAATGCCGTTAAAAAAGTGTTGGAAAGGGACCGATGGCAAGATAACACACGAGGAATTATCTTACATCGTGGGCGGTTTGGACAAGCGACAATCGCAGGATTGTCGTGATTCTTGCTTGATCGCTTGGGAATATGCCGGGTTGCCTATTAAAATAAAGGCACGATGAAACGTCCTACCAGACCACCCAAACCACCCTCTAACCTACCGGATCGTGGTATAGTGATCATCGCTACATCCCCTCCCACGGACTGCCTTACCTGTATTCATCATTCAGTTTGGAAGTACAACTTGATCGAGTGCAAGTACAGGGTTTGCCCGCAGCCGAATTGCAAGGATAATAATATTACGTGTATAAACTATAAAAAATAAACTATATGAGCAAGAAAAGAAAAAACGACATCCGGAGAATAATCACGATTATCCCAGTAGAGTTCAAGACGGCAAAACGTGAAGAAGAATTTGTTAACATGACAGCTTACGATATGCTGGCCAACGCTTTCAATGCAGCGATGGACGAGATAACCATGTTAAGAGCCAAGCTGGCGAGAATACAGGAATTGATTAAAGAATAAAATATTCGATTGATTAATTGGCATTTTGAAATTTGTTGTATCTTTGTGGTGTTCAGACCAAGAACACATACATATAATTGCAAATGGTATTTTTATGCCGTTTGATAGTTTATATCAGCAAAGATATAGGGCTATTCAATACCCGTAGCTGCCGTTTGCAAATATGTAAATGGTGTTCTTGGTCGAACAATCGGGGTTGAGTAGCCCTTTTTAAATACAAATTTCAAAGCTAATGACCAAGAACTTGAAATTTGCCGACAACGTACAAGGTACGATTAAACGCACGTCTACCCACGAAACGGGTAAATTGCTATCTAAAATCAATTCGTTACAAGGACAGCTTGAATCTTGCAGGAACGCCCTAGAGGTAGAGAAGAACGCCAAGAACAAGGCGTACTACTTCATCATCAGTTCCGGTAACTTTAACAGGTTCGCCGAGTTCTGCAAGAAACACCCCGCCACTCTCGATTATCACGGGGCGAGCGTGGCCGAGTTGTACCTTCAAGCGTTTTCAAACGAGAAATAAAAGATACATGATTAGAAAAATAAAATTCATCATGTGGTACTTGAAACTCCGTGGCAAGGGATACACCCACGGGGTTTCAATAATCGCTCTTAAAGGTAGGGGCGGGAGGTTTTACAGACTTAAAAATCGAAAAACATGAAACGAACATTTTTAAAAATAGTAGACGAGAACAATCATTTAGAAGTTGGGTGTGTAGATGGGTACATGGATATTTCAATATCATCCAACGATGATGATTACAATTATTTATCAGTTAAAATTACAGAAGATGAAATTCAAGAATTAATAGACTTTTTGACTGAAAAGAGAAAAGAATTAGAAAGGATAATAACAGAAAGAAAAGGGTAAGTAATGAGTTATATCGATCTGATTAATAATTTTTGGAAAGTAGATGTCGAATATTCTTTTACTGGGAACGAGGCCAAGCTATACTTCTTTTTGATACATACTTCAAACTCGTTAGGTTGGAAGGATACCATCAGGCTTTCATACAGGCAGATTTCACTAGGTGCAAATCTGGGAGTAAACACGATTAAATCGGCTCGAAACAAACTTGAACAAGCAGGTCTCATTTCTTGGAAAGAAGGGAAAAGTGGATATTCTGGAGATATAAACAACAAAACTCAATACACGTTAAGACTACCCGAAAGACAGTCAAATTTAGATAATCATAAAGGGGGTCAGTCGTACTATCAGTCGGGGGATCAGTCGGGGGGTCAGTCGTACTATCAGTCGGATACAGTAAATAGACAAGATAAGATAAGACAAGATATAATACCCCCTGTAATTTCCCCCGGGGATGATTCGTTAGAAAAAGAATTTGATAAATTCCGCAGGTCATATCCCGGTACAAAAAGAGGTTTAATCACGGAATTTGAAAATTTCAAGAAAAAACACAAGGACTGGAAATATGTTATTCCCTTGTTGCTTCCAGCTATCCAAAAAGAGATTGCATGGCACGAGGAGAAACAGAGAAAAAAAGAGTTTTGCCCGGAGTACAAGATGCTACAAACGTGGATCAATAAACGCTGCTGGGAGCAAGAGTTTGATTTAGGAGATCAATCCATGTCATCTTCACCTTCAAAACCACGAGATGGTGACCGTAACGACAAGGGACAAGTGTGGAGCGAGCAACTGAACAGGTGGCTAAATTGACGTTAAACGATTAAAATTAACGAGAACATGGATCGAATTGAAGCGATGAGAGCCTTGGAGGTGTTCTGCCCGGATGATAGGTTGTTCGAGATTCGAGCCATGCACGTGACGAGGAAACAGGACATCTGGAGCGGGTACTTCAAAGACCATCAGCTAGCGTGCGATGCCATACAGCGTTTCGATGCCGAGTACAATATCTACTTCGTGTTCAACTCGATAAGCGAGATGTGCTACTCCATGGCGCAGAAAGACAAGATGCTTCTCGGTGCAGAGAGCACGAAGGACACGGATGTCGTTTGCCGTGACTGGGTCTTGATTGACCTTGATCCAGTCCGGGGACACAAGAAAATATCGAGTTCAAACGCCGAGTGGCAAGCGGCCAGAACGAAGGCTGGGCAAGTGTGGAAGTTCTTGCGGGACAACGGTTTCTCTTTCCCGGTGGTTTGCTCTTCCGGTAACGGTTTACATCTCATGTACAAGGTTGATAGCTGGGCGAACACCCCGGAGAACGACAAGATAGTTTCGGATTTCCTGAAAGCGTTAGCGTTACTTTTCACGGATGATAACGTTGATATTGACGTCAAGGTAGGTAACGCAGCTAGAATCACGAAACTGTACGGCACGGTGGCGAGGAAGGGGGCGAACGATCAAGACAGGCCGCACAGGCTGAGCAAGATTCTAACCGTGCCGGACGAGATAAAACCGACCGACAAGGAATTGTTTCTCAAGGTGAACAAGATACTGCCCGTGGAAGAAAAACCCACGTACAGCAATCGTTTCAACCAGGAAACTTTCAACATCGATGATTTTATCAACAAGCACGGGATACAGGTTTACCGGGACACGTCCGTGGCGGGGTTGAGAAAAATTATCTTGAAAGAATGCCCGTTTGACCCGTCCCACAAGGCCCCGGATTCGGCGATATTCGTGTCCCCTTCCGGGGCGATAGGATTCACCTGTTTTCATAATTCATGTTCAAGTTACACGTGGAAGGACTTGCGGTTGAAGTACGAGCCGGACGCTTACGACAAGAAAGATTACCGGGAATTCGTACACAAGCAGCAATATTACGGCCACGTGCAACGGGAAGAGTTCAAGCCAAGGGAGGAAACGGAGGACAAGGGGAAGAAATGGTTATCCATGAGGGATATTAAATTTTACGACCCCTCTAAAGTGATCTCCATACCAACCGGGTTTCTCGATCTAGACAAGGCCATCACCGGGTTAATACTCGGCGAGGTTTCGCTAGTTTCTGGTGTCAACGGTTCCGGTAAATCTAGCTGGTTGAACGTGGTGATGATGAACGCCGTGCAACGTGGTTTTAACGTGGCGTTGTGGTCGGGAGAGCTGGTCGATTTCAAGCTGAAAGGATGGCTAGATCAAGTGGCGGCGGGAAAGAATCACGTGGTGAAAAACACGTCGTACGACAACGTTTATTACACCCCTAGAAACATATCCGAGAAGATCAGCGAGTGGATGGAAAACAAGTTTTTCCTGTACAACAACAACTACGGGTGCAAGTGGGAACAGATCGTTCACGACGTGAAGGACGTGGTGACGAACAAGGGCGTGAAACTGGTCGTTATCGATAACCTCATGGCTCTCGACATAGATGGACTTGACGGTGACAAGTACGGGAAACAGAAGAAATTCATCATCGACATTTGCGACATGGCGAAACAGATGAACATTCACGTGATACTCGTCGCTCACCCGAGGAAAGAAACCACGTTACTGCGCAAGGAATCGATTAGCGGCACGGCAGACTTGACTAACGCTGTTGATAATTGTTTTCTTGTTCATCGGGTCGGAGAGGATTTCGTGAGAAGGGCGAGCGAGTTCTTCGGGAAAGAGAAAACGTTAAGGTACGCCGAGTACTCGAACGTGTTAGAGGTTTGCAAGAACCGGAGCATGGGAGTTGTTGACTATCTCGTCGGGATGTATTACGAGGTGGAAAGCAGGAGGTTTAAAAATTCAAGGGCAGAGTACATCGTGTACGGGTGGCAAGAACAACCTAAACAAACAGAATTATTCAAGAGAATCGAACCGGACAGGAGTTTTGATATTAACCCGTTCGAGGATGATTCGGAGAAAGCACCATTTTAAAATTTAATAACATATCATGACAGCAAACGGTATAGAACACCCGGACTTCCAGAATTCAAAGGAACTGGCCCGGCGTGACAGTGAAACTATAAAACAGAAGAAGATCAAGGCACCGGAACTAGGTGAGTTCCGGGTCAAGGATGGGAACGCCACCTACTTTTTCAAAACGGAAGAGCGGATGAAGAACTCGATCATCCACACCAAAGAGTTTAAATCAAGGTATTTTAAAAGAATGGATTAACATGGGAACAACGATAAATATCAAACCAGGCAAATTTAGGATACCGGTAGTCATTCCGAGGAGAAACGGGATTGACGCCATCTCCGCCATGGGTTTGGATAACAGGAAAAAGTATATTTATTCCGGCTTGATCGTCGCCGACACGATCGATGGGTATATACTGGAATTGATCAACGACACGAAACGGTCTAACCTGTACCGGCAAGGGTTCAAGGGATCGTTAAACGAGATGAAACGCCGGATTGACAAGTACAAGTCAATCATGTATGACTCGGTATGCATAACTGAATCTTCAAAGAGAGAGTTGACAAGTAACCTTGACACGCTTGATGACGAGTTCGGGAACGACATCAAGATATTATTTCACTCGATCAAGAGATACGTGCAGAAGTTCATCGATAACCAGGATCACGTCACTTGCATAGCGAGAGCGTCAATTATCAACGTCCTTTCCGGCTACTCGATCATGAATGACGAGAAGGTATCGAGGATCATGAGCAAGGTTATGATGCGTGACGTTTGCCTGGATGACGTTAACATCAAGGCTATAAACTTCGAATCGAAGAAATTCACCGGTTACTTCGCCTCTATTTACGGTGAGGTGGATATAGACTTGAATAATTGCGAGGAGATATTCACGGCCTTCTCGATCATTGACAAGAAGATGAACAAGATTCACGAGATATTAAAACAAACGGCGTAACAAGAAATTAAGTGAAGAATACCAGCGAAAGCTGGCTAGAGACCATGGACACAAAAAAAGGATATTTTATAAATCACGTGGATGAAGCTCAATCTTTTATCGAAAAGATAACAAATGAAAAAACGGCCCAAATTCCTTATCTAATGGATTCAAGTGACAAGAGTTATTATATAACGATCAGCGGGAAAGTATTCTTTGCTAAAACGATTAGCGGGAAAGGATTCGTGATTCAAAAAGAACACGTGAGGCGTCCTTTGTCTGAGAAATTTGTCAAGCTATCAATCGGGAAACACCGTGAAATTCAAGTGACGGTGGCGCAATGCCTGTACAACTCGTTCGTGATTGGCAAGTGGCTTGATGTCAGGCCATGCTACAAGAACGGTAACAAGCTTGATTACTCGTTAGATAATTTAGTATTACCTTTCGAGGCCTCCCAAGTCATATCATCAAGCAAAATGGGCATGTACGCTGGATTGTATAAATCACATTTTGAACGGGTACGGTTATACTTGTCAAGGACGTTTAACTTATCAAAGGAAGATGCAGAAGATATTGTTCAAGACGCTTTTATTCACGTGACATGCAACAGGGATTGTGAAGACATTCTCGTAACGTGGGTGTGGTATTGCAAACAAAGAGTAAAAGATTTTATTCAAAAGAGATGCTCGTTATCGTGTTTTGATTACGACCCGTATTTTTTCAACAAGGATTTCGAGTTTCCCCTTTACGACTTGTTGCCCGTGAAGAGAGACAGGGAGATACTAGAGATGAGATACAAGGGATACAAGAACACGGAAATTGCTAAAATATTGTCTATTAGTAAAGGGAACGTGGATGCTAGAATATCAAGATCATTAACCTTGATCAAGAAAATATTAAAAAAAGACCTGGAATATTATGAAAAAAGAAGACGTGTTTAAACTTTTCGGCATAGACGATCTAAGGGATCTTCCAGATGCCGTTACAAAAATTATAGAGGGTGATTTAAACGACCGAAACGATATGTACAAGGAATTAATTAGATTGAACAATTACGATATGTCTCACGATTGGTTCCAAGAATTGTACGAGAGCGAGCTATCCGAGAGAAAACAGAAAAAACAAGATTTCACGCCAGATTCTCTAGGGATTCTATGCTCGGAATTAACCGGACAACATGGACACCTTCACGAGCCAACCGCCGGGAACGGTTCTATGATAATAGCAGACTGGTGGCAGCGTTGCAACAAGTTGATCCCGTGGGAACATTTCCCGTCTCAACACATGGTAACGTGCTGGGAGTTGTCATCGAGATCTATCCCGATACTGTTACTGAACCTGTCAATTCGTGGAATCATGGGGTACGTGTATCACGGGGACGTGCTTGAAAACGAGATAAAACAAAAATACATACTACTGAATCAGAGGGATGACACCCTGGCGTTCTCGGAAATAATTAAAGCTAGTGCTAACATGAAAATAGTTCAAAAATGAAACTTAGAGAAGTGTACGACACTTGGGTGCCGTTTAAAAAACGTCAAGTGAAAATATCCACGTTAAGCTGTTACCAAATGCTATACATTAACATCATAGACCCAGGCATTGGGAACTTGGACGTGGAAACGTTAAACAAGAAGGTGATAATCCCTTTTATCTATAAATTGATGGATTCCGGGAAATCAAAAAAATATTGTTCTGATATACTCATAGTTCTAAAGATGCTTATCAAGTTTGCATCGGATGAACTTGATATAATAGTCCCTGATACGAGCTGGAAAATGACATGGCCAACCAAGAACAAGATTTTAGCGACAAAAATAGAAAGATACACGCCGTCAGAATATCGTGCTATAGTGGATTACGTTCTTGAAAACCCTTCACCGCTCAACCTCGGGATACTGTTGACAATTTGCACCGGGATGAGAATAGGTGAAATATGCGCGTTACAATGGAGTGACATAGATATTAGCAACAAGACCATCCACGTTAGTAAAACTTTGGGAAGAATATACATGATGGATGGCAACGACAGCGATCATGATAAAAAATCAAGAATCGAAATAGGACCTCCAAAAACATCATCGTCTGACAGGTACATACCTATCATGAAAAACGTTATGCCAATAATCAAGAAATTTTCCGCGGTATGCAACCCTGATTACTACGTGTGTACTTGCTCTAACAAGTTCACGGAACCACGCACGTTCAGAAATTATTACCGTGATTTTATATTAAAAAGGGTGAAACTGGATCATTGTATCAAGTTCCACGGGCTCCGTCATACTTTCGCTACCACGCTTATAGAGAATAAGGTTGACGTGAAAACAGTTTCAATGCTACTAGGGCATTCCGATATAAGCACAACGATGGACATCTACGTGCATCCATCGGATCAAACAAAAATGGAAGCTGTAAACAGCGGGTTAAAAAAGATGTTCAGGTAAACGGAAGCTGGCTAAAAAGAGAAAGTGATCATGAAAAAAGAAAAACACTATTACATCAGGGGTAACAAGAAACACCCGGAACTGGTAATCGATAAATTAAAATCTCTTGGAGCGAAAGATACTAAAGATCGTTCATTTGTAAATGAAGATTATGTTTTCTTTATCGACCCGATGAGAGATGTAATCAGTTTTGCCGCAATCAATAGCATTTGGGGGCAATTAATCATCGAACACTGGGAAGAAGTCGAGATCGAAGAACCGGAACCCGTCACCTTCACGGTTCAAAAAGGACAGACTAGCTGTGATAATTGCAAGTTCAAGAGCCTGTGTTACGACGCCAACATAGAGCTGGTACACCTGCTTAAATGCAACGTGTACGATCTGAACTCGATAACGGAAGTTGAACAATCAAAACAATAACAATGAATTATTTCGATATTTACTATGTGGTACGCAAGTTGATCGGTAATATCACTCCTATCAGTGATGATGGTACTAATAAAGAGAGATATTGTAATCTATTAGATCAATGCAAGCTGCTAAATACTTTGTTTTTAGAAGTTTATAACGTGTACGATTCGAACAAGGATAACGAAAATCTTTCTAACAGGAGATGCGCCGAGAAAGCACGTGACACGTTGAAAGAGATAATAGATTTTTATTCAGATAAAATAAAATAGTCATGTTCAAGACAAAGTGCTTTATAAGAAAGAATACCCCGGAATTAAGAGGCAAATTGGGAAAGATGGGATACCGGGTTTGCCGTTGCACCGGGGAAGCAACCGCCGTGTACTTGATGGCGGGACACGGGGATATTCACGCCGTTCACGATGAATCGGTAGACATATTCGAGGACGAGGTAAAATCTGGGGAATGCAAGCTAATTGATTGCGGGGACAACGAGCAACTATTTCTAGCCCTCGCCGCAATGAGGGATGACACCGATAAGGATCAGTATTTCGTGCATGATGAAGAAATACATTGGGTTAATCAAGGTGCGTATATACCTAAGGGTAGCTTGTTTAAATGTTTAGTAGATAAATACTATTTAGATCCTGATAACACGACCCCTAAATTTCATCGTGCCACTGTAAATGAAATTATAGATTATTTTCAATCACAAAAATCATGAGAGAGAAAATAGAAACTTTATTGAAGGCGTTCATCGTTGTATCCTCAGCAGTGGTGTTTCTCGCCTTGTTATCGTCAGTGTTAAAATACTTCCTGCCGGGTGGAGAGTGGATCGTGTCAGGTATCTTTATCATTACCGGGACGTGGTCAGTTTACAGGGCGATGAAACCTAAAAGGAGGTACTTCTCCGTGTGTTACTATGTAAATAATATGATCGGCAACGTCATGTTTGCAGGCGAGCATTACACAGCCGTTCTAGCCGGTAAAATAGTTCGAGAGAGTTTAAGGGATGATGGGGATGATATTCCTGACGATTGTCATGTTACGATAATCTCTTGCACGGAGGTAAGGAAAGAGGATTTCGATCACGCTAAGCAACAAAGATCACGTGCATAAAAAAAGGAGACGTGCAGGCATCTCCTCTAAAACAGGTGTAAGTACTCCTGATAACATGCGGTCCAAAGATATAATTATTTTAAAAGCATCGAATTCGAAGGGTTTAAAAATTCAAAATAAATTTGTTGTTTAACTCGATTATCATATCTTTACATCACCAAACAAGAGAACAGAATATCAGGAATATCATGAAAACTAGGGTTTTATTCAGAAAGGATGTCGCTATCCAAGCCATCTTGTACGTGGCGCACGCCATTGGCGAGAGGAAAGACATACACAAAATATGCAAAACTCTCTATTACGCGGATCAGATGCATCTGTCTAAATACGGAAGAAGTATAACAGGAGATGTTTACATTGCCATGAATTACGGTCCGGTACCTTCTAATATTGAGGATATATTCAAGGCCATGAGAGGAGATAGCTATTTTTCTGATCAAGTAGATGACATCAAGGAATATTTTTATTTTGTCAACAAGTATATATTGAAAACAAAAAAAGAACCAGACATGGATTTTTTGTCGGATAGTGATGTTGAATGCCTTGATTCCGCAATATTAAAATGTAAAGATAAATCATTCAAGGAATTGACAATCATGTCACACGACTTGGCGTGGGAAAATACTCAAAAAGATCGAGCGATGTCGGTGAAAGACATACTTCGGGAAATTGGAGATGACGAGGACTACGTGAATTACATCGATAGTCAAGTACAACTAGCAAGATCGTTCAAGTGATGGAATTACCGGAATCATTAATAGAGTCATCAATAACGAGAGGAGTGATACTACATTCTACCGGGTTCGAGAATATAGATCACGGTAAATTTTTCGTTATCATGGGTGTAAACGAGGATAAAGTAGCGGGGTTCTTTTTCATAAACTCGAATGTTCACCGGAGTATATATCAAAAACCAGAACAACTCGCTCTTCAATACCCGTTGAAACGTTCGGATTACAATTTTCTCGATCACGACTCTTTCTTGTGCGCGACCCAAGTGCTAACGTTAAGCAAGAAGTTCTTGTGTAATAGTATCATGCTTGGAGACACGCTGGTGATAAGTAACCTTAGAGATGATCACGTCGAGGAGGTGCTTGAAATGGTTAGAAATTCAAGGGTATTTTCCAAGATTGAAAAGGAACGATTTTTTTACGAGTAACTAACCCTTCCATATTTATATTTTTAGTATCAAGGCGAGTAAATTCTACTCGCTTTTTTCGTGGAATTTGGAATTTAAATATAATAGTTGTATGTTTATGCCCTCAAAATGGAGGAGACATCATGGAAAAAAAGTCAAAAAACGTTCAGTTCGAGGGAAAATGGGAAGGAGCCAACAAGCAGGTAGAAGTGAAATTATCCCTTATCGTGTTCGAGGATTGCGGTTCCAAGATCGTTTATTGTCCCGCTCTCGACGTGTACGGGTACGGCTCCACGGAAGAAGAAGCGTTGGATTCTTTCAAAATTTGCCTTGGCGAGTTTCTCAAATACACGATAAACAAGGGAACGTTGCATTCCGAGATGGTCAAGATGGGCTGGACGATAAAGAAAAAGAAATTCACGCCCCCGTTGTTCAGCAAGTTACTAAAAGCTAACGAGACATTTAGTAACATATTTAACAATCACGATTTCAAAAAAATAGATCAAAACATTAACATCCCGGCATTTGCTTGATGGGAACGTTGCAGAACATATCAATAGCCTTGTTCCGCAAATTCTTGGAATCGCAAGGGTTGAAAATCATAAGGAAAAAGGGAGGTCACGAGATATGGGCGAAAAGTGGACTGGGAAGAAGTATCGTTCTTCAATCCCACGTTGACCCGGTTCCCGAGTTTATAATTCGTTCTAACTTGAGAACCATGGGATTAACAGTTAAAGAATTCATCTCTTTCGTGGAGCGGAAATCATAGTGTAATTATAATCTAGGGCATTTGTTTGCAAAAGTCCTCTTCGAGGAATACAAGCGGTGGAATTTATTCACCGCTTTTTTCGTGGAATTTGGAATTTAAAGATAATAGTTGTATGTTTGCCTTGTCTTACATACTCATAGGCAAGCGGAAGCCTGCTAAATGCGGGCATTTTTAATGCTTGTAATTTTGTTGCTATAACATAGCGGCTGTTTAACCCCGTGTGGAACGTTAATGCGTCCACTGCCTATGAGGTGTAAGACGACGGGAAGTGAACAGCCGTTTCTGTTCTGTAATGCCAAATTAACGTCTTACAATTATGGCAACACAAATTACATTAACTAGCACCACGTGTGCTAAAAATCTCGTATCCGTAAATGACGGAAAAGTAGTAACCACATCTTTACAAGTTGCAGAACATTTTCAGCGTCCACATAAAGACGTGTTAAGTTCTATAAGAAAACTTGATTGTAGTCCCATTTTTCAAGAGCGAAATTTTTCGCTTTCGTTCTATCACAGCAAGTTACTAAATGGCGGGTACAAGAAACAACCCATGTACTACATCACCCGTGACGGTTTCACTTTCCTCGCCATGGGGTTTACCGGAAAGATAGCCGCTCGATTCAAGGAAGCCTATATTAACGCCTTCAACGAGATGGAAAAGAAACTAGCGGGAGAAACGATCACCGAGAAAGCGATGTCAGACCTTATCGACAAACTATGCGGGAAAATCGAGGAAAACATGAACGCCCAAGAAAAGAAACTTGAAAAATTATTCGGGATGAAAGCACCCGTGAGCGGGATTTTCTCCCCGGTCTACTGCCGGAACAACACGATAGAGGAAAGGCTAACGGACATATTTGCCACGTTGAACAACAACATCATGTCCGGAATGTTCGCTTGGTCTAAACTTGAATTTATCGAGAAAAAGACGGAGGGTATGAGAAAAACCGCCGCCGAGTTCGCAAGTAAATTTTTAAACTACTATTACTAACAATAAATTAAAATCATGAAAACAAATCAAGAAATGATTCGTCCCATGGGTAATTTTAACGTTATCCAAAGGACAAGTGACGGGTATTTTAACGCCACTCATCTATTGAGACAGTGGAATGAAAATGCAAAATCTAAACCCGTAAATTCTACGGATTTAAAAGAGCGAAGACTTGATGCTTTTTGGGATTCCACGAACTTGGATCAATTAATGTCTGAAATAGCTGAAAATGAACTCAATTTTAAATCCCAGAATTTCGGGGATTTAAAAAATGCCCTATCCAAGACGTGTAGAGGAAAGAAAAACGGTGGGACATGGATGCACCCGGTGTTATTTATAAAATTTGCCATGTACTTAAGCCCACGTTTCGAGTATCACGTTTTAAAGTTCGTTGCTGACGAGATGATCCGCTACCGGAACGATGCAGGGGACGCTTACAAGCAATTAAGTTCTGCCGTGATGAAAATAGTACCGAGAGATTTCATGCCAACGGCGATGAAGAAAATAGCGGAAGCTTTAAACTGGGTAATATTTAACGAACACGAGAGTGGGATCAGGAACAAGCACGGGGAGGAAAATAAGCAAAGAGAATTATTTCACTTGGAAACTAAAGTTACGGATCTCATAAACGAGGGGTTTATCAGGTCTTTCGATCAGCTAGAAGAATATTTGAGATCGCAATGGCGGAAAAATTGGACACCTAAAGTGTTACAAGCATAATTTTTAAAATAATTATAAATCAAACAACATGGGAAGAAAATACATGGATAAATCAGAAGAGTTTGAATACATCTGCACGTCAGATATGACCTTTGACGAAATTTCCGAATGGGAAAAAGAACACAACGCCGTGAGCGTGGCGTTTGATAACGGTGGATGTCTTGAAATACAATATTGCGAAATGTATTCAGTAGATGAACACGGGATAAGAATTATAGGGACTGAAACACCAACGTTAATGATCTCAACGTGCGACCAAGTGTATGAAAAAGAAGTTTCCGAGATTTGTTCAAGCAAAGAAGAGATATTGAAACTAAGGAACTATCTTGATAAAATTATTGAAAAATTCAAATAATAAAACACCCCTGCTCCCGACATGAATGTCGGGAGCAAAATTTAATAATCTGGTCGCCTTACAAATAAGGTGACTAAAATAAAAGTAAATTAATTACTAAATCGAAATATATGAAGAATAAAGTTGCAAAAATTATCGTGTCTTTCCTCGTCGTTATGGGGCTTTTTTTCACGGTAGCATTAATAGGCTATTTGATCAAGATTAGTCAAGTATGTCAAGGTGTGATAATTATTATATCATTGTGCGCCTTAACATGGGTATGCTATGATATATTGTTCGGGAAGAAATAAAGCAATTAATTATGGTTTGATTGATCGTGTTTCCGGCAAGGGAATGTGGGAATCTAACCCGTGGGTATGGGTTTACGAATTCGAGTTAACTGATAATTCAAATAAATCATGAAAGTAGTACATATAGATGAACTTGCCAATGTTTGCGGGTATTTTGCAACGCAAACGGATGCTAACAATGGTTACGGGTGTAATCATCCTGATCAGGAAGAGTTTGAAATGTTGTATCAAGACAACAAAGGTTACACGCATAGAGAGGACAAAGAGCCAAAGGTTAAGCAAGGAATGTGTTACGCTTGGTCTTGTCCATTGGCGACAGAGTGCGATTTACAAGACTTGAAAGAGTACGACCAAGAACGTTACGACGAATGGAAAGACTGTGAATGTGATCCTAGCGATGCTGGTGCAAATCTGGTATTAGTTGGTGACGAAGAACTTATAAAGAAATTAGGTTGTTAAACAATTTGAATCATGGAAGAATACATCTGGGCACAGGTGGTTAAAATGACCACGAATAAAATATATGAAGGTCAGATTATCACGGTATCTGATTGGTGTTCACCTAAACTGAATGATCATGAGCAAAGGCGTAATTTTTAAATATACAGACAGGAATGGTAACGTGGTGAAAGCTGTGGCATTGCACAGTGATCAGAAACCAGAGTTTTCAAACTACAGGAAAGTATTTCTTAGAATACTGAATGATGATTATACTTTCAAGAAAACAGAAGAAGGTAAAAACATTATAGCTGTAAAAAATGGTTCTGATTTAATACAGGTAGGATTTTGGGATTAAACAATAGATAATCATGAAAGCAAAGATAATTAGCACGGGAGAGATCATTCAAATCGTGTCAAGTAAATTCGAAATGGGATATATTACTGTCCTTCATGAAGATAACAAGTTTACAAACGTTGCATCCGACGAGATCGAAATGATTGATGATTGGGAGAAAAAAGAAATTGACTGGGAACAACGCAGGTACGAGATAGCGAGAGATGCTCTAACCGGGATTATAGCAGAGGAAAGTATTCCCGGTGCTGATCCTTATCATTATTTTGACGAAGATGTAAGTAGAGCAATAAAATACGCTGACAAGCTAATCAAACAACTTAAATCTAAGCAATAATGAGATCAAGCGTACAACACTAACGGGGAATGTTTGATATTTCCATCCAAGGATAATAGAGATTGGAATAAGGTGTTTTGAATTTTAAAACAACGAACAATTAGTTAAGGATTATTTAATGATCAAGTAATATGAAAACATACGAAACTAAAATTGAAGTGCTTGCTAAACCTATGACAGCGGGTGAATATAATCAGGAAATGGGCTTTCAGTTAAGAAATGCAAAAGGAGAGTTGTATTCCGAAATCGAGACAGGGTATTTTATTAAGGTTTCTGGTACAGTGAAATGGATGCCGAAAGAAGATTTCGAGAATGAATTTAAGTGTGTTGAAACTTGGAAGGACAGGCTAGTTATTGAACGGGATGAATTGTTGATTAGAGTTACGAAGTTGAGAGATTTCATTAATTCTAAAACGTTTGATCATGTTAGCAATAAACAAGGATTCCTTTTACGTGAACAATTACATTATATGCAGTGTTATTTGGATATTTTAAATGACCGTTTAACCAAGTTGCAAGAAGGTGTTATGTGGTTTGAGATGGATAAGATTATGATTGAACAGAGACACGTTGATTCAGTAAGGAAGTATCTTGGGGAAGAAAATTTAAGATACTTTCGTCACCTTAAAGGATTGAAAGGTGAAGTTTTTCCAGTACTAAAGTTAAATTACCACAAGAAGGGGGTTACAGCTCACCCTGTTGGATTACGTGAAGGGATGAAAATAAGAAATTGGATGCGTGTGAATTTCCCTGAATTTACCCAATTATCTCAAAATAAGATTGAAAAGTTATCGGAGGAATTAATCAATAAGGCAATAATTTTTGAATAATCATGGAAGAATATAAAGTAGGCGAAGTGTTCCAGTTCGGGAAAATTAAACTGAAATGCGTGGAAGGTTGTAGTTGTAGAGATTGTGCCATGAACCCACTTGATGTTGAAGGGTGCGAATTTATATCAAGGTACGTGGGAGCATGCGCTATTAGAGATAGGTCGGATAAAACAGGAGTTATATTTATTGAAGTAACAGAAGAATAAAATGACAGTATCTCAAAATAATCAATACAACATGAAAAAATTCGAGTACAAGGTGTTAACATTCGGTTATGGCATGATACCGGACGAGCAACGGTTAAACGAGCTTGGACAATCCGGTTGGGAGTTAACCGGGATGATTGTTGATAGTGAAAAGAAAATCAGCAACTTCTTTTTCAAGAGAGAGGATTTCAAAATAGTTAAAAATAGGGAGGGGAAGTTATGACGACGACCACGATAATCAACACCTTTATCTTTATCGTGAATTGCTGCGTAATCGGCTTTATTTGCGTTATCGTTTCCCGATGGATAAGGAGAGTTGAACAAAAGATAGACCTGTTAAACAAGGCTATCGACGTGCAATTACGTAGGATAGATACCATGTACGTGAATCAATTATTATCACTCCGGCAAATGTTCGCCGCGGCAGAACAATACGAACAAGCGGCACAAATGCAAAAGTTGATAGAATTGGAACTTAAATCACAAAAAGAACGAGATGAAAAGAGTGTACAAGATCGAAACCAAGGGTAGCTTGATTACCCTCTACCGGAGAAGGCTAGGAATCCTCTGGTTTACCGTCGAATCCCGTCAATTTTACTACTCGCAGCACAGGATTAAAATCATGTGGGAGTGGTTTGGAAAGTACGGGAAGGAGAATTTCATCTCCGACAAGTGTTATTAAAATATTTTATATCTTTGCACCACGGCACGTGAAGGTGTGCCACGAAAATATTACGAACTAGTTCATTGTTCAGCAGAAATCGCCAGCTTCAAATTTGAACAATCAAATGAGCTAGTTGGGCTTCCTATACGGTGGCTTGGCTAGTAGTTTGATTGTTAGGTCTCTGGCGATTCCTTGCTGACAGCGAACGTTAAGCCACTTTTTTTATGGATAACGAAACAAAACAAGTTATAATCGACATCTCGCCCCTCGTGATTAGCGAGAGGTTCGACATTTGGTGTCTCGCCGAAATACCATTGGATCCCGCTCTGGTTTTAGAGAAATACCCTGTATGTGATAATTGACGTACTATGCTAGATGTGCCGCATGGCGAGTGATGCAAGTTAGGTGGCAACGTAGCGGCTTCTGGAAACGGGGGCCGCTTTTTTATATAGACTAATTTTAAATTTATAATCAAATAAACTTTTGTTATTTGCTATCGTATAATATACCACTATGTGAAAGTAGCATTGGATAATAAAATAAATTTGCTATATTTGATAAATGATTATACATTTGCGCACCAATTTTAATAATATATTATGGAAAGCGTTGCATTACAATATATTGTAGATAATTGGCCAACATTTGCCATCATCTTCATCGTTAGCATCACGTGTTATCGTATAGCAAGAAAATTCACGAAATGGGAAGATAAGCACAATAACATGCATAATGACAACGACAAGGAACACGACAAACTTATTGAATTGGTTAATAAAGCTCTATTTAAAATTGACACCCTTGAAAGATTTCTTATAAAAAGAGGTGGGGCTGACTATGATGAGTTCACCAGAATGAATAGCCCTAGACAACTAAATGAAAAGGGACGTAAATTATTTAACGAGAGTGGAGCAAACGATTTCTTTGAAAACAACAAGCAACCTCTACTTCGTTTGTTAAATTCTGAAATATCAGAAATGAGAAACAAAACAGCATTAGATGTTGATTCTTGTGCGGCAAGGATATGTTTCAGTGTATCTAACAATAAAGATTTCAAAAAAATCAAAGATTTCGTGTACACTCATCCAGTATTTGAAGGCACGAATATAACCATTAACACTATTGCTATGTTAATGGGTATCGAGTTAAGAAATGAATACTTGAAATTGCATCCAGAGATAGATCCGATGTCTGAATAAAATATTTTAGCATCAAAGTGATACATGAACTTTTAAAATACTGCCAATAACCTAAAATTAAAATTTATGGAAGAAGAATATATCGAGGATGATAGTATTGACTCTGGAATCTCTATTAAACTTGGGAAAAGAACGGATAGTTTTGAGATGCTAGAAAGATTGTGCAAAGAAGAAGCTGAAAAATTACGGGCAACCATCGAGGTTCCTGATCACGGGAAGGTTTCGATTCCTTTTTTGACTGCTTACCAGTTCTCCGAACTTATCGGGGTAGCTTATTTTAGCAAGGACAAAAATGGAGAGGTTGTATACGAGCTAGATTTCTCTGAAACGACGTTATAAACTATTTTTATTAGATAATAGTCTAAAAGAAAGTGAATCAGGATTGCTGTCTTTAATTCACTTTCTTTTCATTTGCCCCAAAAAATAAAGGGGCATCCCGCCCCTCTAACACGTCTCCAATCGTGCCACACTTCAAGTAACTGTTTAACCGCTTTCAAACGATAGCGAGCATCTCCGCTATGATTATAGCAGCGACCCCGGCGATACACTCGTTATCCAGCAAGTCCATTAAATACACTAAATTAGCATCGTTTTTCATGGAGCGTGTTTTTCAAGTTTTACATCTACAAATTTCCCTCTCTATATCTTTGTCGTGATTACAACAGGTACACAGGAACATCTTGTTCACCGGGAACAACTCCCTCCGGATCTCCCCGGACAGGTAAGCGACATCCTCCCCGCCTGTTTCTAACCCGAAGGCTTTAGCAACGTGGTCGGTAAAGTGTCTCAACTCGTGCGAGAAAGAGTTATCGAACTCTGCCGGACTTGACCACGTCCCGATAACCATCACCGTTTCACGCAGGGCGTTATTCGAGTAAGTGAGACCCGTGTTCAACCTGCATGAAGACATGTTCCGGTAGGCTCGTTCGAGATTCTTCCTAGGACACTGGATAGCTTTTAACTCGTCGATTATATCACGGGTGTAATAGCAATCCACGGCGTAGAACACCCTCAAGTGCCAGTCGTAACGGTCGATATACAGGTCTCTAACTATCATCTGTTCAATTTCGCAAGTTGTTTCTCCAATCTACGCCTTTGCGCTCGATTTAAGGCACGTTTATCAATACCTTGAGCGAATCCCTTTATCTTGTTAAAATCCTCCTCTGGCATCGATTTAATGATACTCTCCGGGCTTTCCCCACGAATGAGGCGCAGTATATATTTAAATCCTTTCATAGTATTAAATTTAACGAAATAACACATCGTTATTTATTTTTAAACTTCCAAATATATTTTCCTCTAAACTTCCCATTTTTTATACTTCTTGAAAGATTAGATGGAGATGATCCATACACTTCGCATACTGCCCTCAAAGATTTCCACTCTTTGATAAAAATACCGTTTTTATCAAATTGTAATACAGTCTTGGCGTTTGTGTGGGTTGGCTTTAAATATTGGGGGACAATTTCCTTGGAATAACTCCATAAAAAACCTCCACATGAATACCTTTTACCAACACAAACATCTCTTATTGAACTAGCCTGTATTCCCGTGTATCTTTGTGCCTCTCTAGAACTTTCATATTGATTAATCAAATGACCTATTTTATCAAATTGATATACAATCCGAGGGGCTGTTTTTGTATTTCTTTTTCTTTTCGTATCGTTGGCTCTCGACGAAACGCTACTTATGTAAGTGTTTTCTTTACAATGTTTTAATGTTAATGGATTATTTGCGTTCTCTTTTGGGGTAACCCATCGTAGGTTCTCCAACTTGTAATCCATTTTATTCGTATTAATATGGTCTACGTATGGCTTGTTTAATGGATTAGGGATAAAAGCCTTCGCTAAAAGTAGGTGAATAGGAATACTTCTAGATTTTCTGTCTTTACAAAGAGTAACACAAGGGTACCCGTGAGTTCCAATATGTATTTTTTTGTATCTTGACTTTACCTTTCTAAAAGAACAACCTTGTTTTACTGTTCTGTCAAGTGATTTTACTCTACCTTTACTTGATATTTTATAATATCCTTCATAGCCACTAATAGTTTTCCATGTTTCGTTTTCCATATTAATAAACAATTGATTACATTACAAAGATAATGTAATTGTTATTAATAACAAATACATTATCAAATCATCTCTCCAAATTCGATTGCCACTCCATTTCGCACAGAATCAGCATACCAACGATTGAATATGAATCCATCCGCTTGATCTTCGTCATCCACGTAATCTTTCACGAATAATACAAGGCTTTTTTCGTCAGGTAAAGAACTATGATAAAAATCGCTCATAGCCATGTGAAACACATAAATATAATCGTACATTATATTATTATTCAGTGTTATTCCATATTTGGACAATAGTTCGTCGATTTTATTCTTATCAAATATTTCGACTCGCTCTAATTTGCCTGTAGAAGAGTTCATTTTTCTCATTTTACTGATAGCGAAGTCACACATTTTTTTATTGAAATGATAACCATTGTATTTCAAATAATTAATCATATTCTGTGGTTTCGTGTCATATATGTCTAACGGCTCTCTTTGTTTCATCGTAATTAATTTTAAAAGGAGGCGAGATGACCCGCCTCCCGGTTAAACACTACCGGTAACGTGAATACCTGCCGGTTCCACGAACACCCCTGCGATTCCCGTAACTACCACGACCGGAGCCGCCGCCGTAACCGCCACGTTCTCCCATGTCATCGTAATCCTCGTCATCGTCCCAGCGTTCACCCATGCTTTCACCGTTGGAAAGTTCTTCAAGGCACTGCATCAGCTTGCCCCCGTAACGAACCATTTTTTCAGCGTAGTCGGACATTTTCTCGACCTTGCTCTCTGATATTTCGATCATAACCATTTAACTTGTTTTTTTACTGTTACTACTACCGTTTAAAGCTTTCGACAGCATCTCTCTTATATCCGTCAGCGTGCCTTCCATGCCGGAAACCTTTTGTTCCAGCTGCCCGATTTTCTCTTCTTGCGCTTTCTCTTTAGCGAGTTGCGGGTTTAACACCTTTAGCATGTCATCACAAGAGGCTATGACGCTTTCATGATAAGGGATGCTCTCTAGCACTTGCTTGCTCGTTCTTAGCATCGCTTCAACCTCTGCGTTCATCGCCTCCCTGCTCTCGGATACCACGACACCGCTAGAACCGAAATTGGCGATAGACAAGGTTGCCGGGAGTTGCTTGAACTCCATCGTTTCCTCCCCGACCTTCACCGACACGTCAACTACCGTTTCCACGTTTTGCCCGAAGGCTTGACCCGGCACGAGTTGGCCGTACTTGGGTTGCGGGTTACTCACGGAAACCACCTGACCGACCTTCAAACTGGGATTGTCGCCTTTTTGAAGGATGTAAAATATATTCTGTTGTCTTAGACTTTGAAACATGATTAATTAACTCTTTAACAAGCGGGATAACTCCCGCTTTCGGTTCTACACTACTCCTGTCAATATTTGCAAGGTGTTACTTCCAGACTCGTAATAACACAGGTAAATACCCGTTCCTGTTATATCCGAGGCCGTCACGTTGGCACCCGCTATCGTCGTGAGGTCTTGAGTCGTCCCGTTCGTGTCGAAAACCACCGGGAGCGTTCCCGTGGTGCCAGCTGGAACGGGTTGTGCCAGCTTGAAAAGGATCAAGCCACTGAAAGGAGCGGACAGGAAAGGGTGATTACGGAACGAGAAACGCACGTTGGCGGTTCCTACCGTAATTCCCGTGCTTTCAAGCCTCGGGATCCCGTTCTTGTTAGCCATTATGAAAGGATTTATAAACGGCATATTTACCCCCCCTTTCTTTATCCCCAGTACCCGTTACCGTATGGCAAGCCGTATCCTAACCCGTATTGTGCCGCCACGCAAGTGGGAACACCCACGACCGGGCTGTAAGGTACCTTGGCCACTTCCGGCTGGTTACACTCGATTTTTGCTAAACGCCCGCTCAAGTCACTCAATGCCGCTCCTAACGGTGCCGTTGCCTGCGCAACGATTTGCGAGGTCATTGCCGAGCTCTTGAACGTGCTGTTCTCTTCACGCAAATGGTCAATCTTGTTCTGCATTTCGCGCATTTCTGCCGCCCGTTGCCCGGCAAGGATGGCTTGCGTTGAATCGTTTATCGCTCCCTTCAAAGCGCAAGTCTGGCGTTCACTCTCGAAGGCAAGCGAGGCGAAACCTCTCTCTTGGCCCGTGGCCACGCCGTTGATGGCGGTTTGCAAGGTGTTGGTTTGTTGACAGATTGCAAGGCGGCTCTCGCAACAGCAAGAAGCGATCTGTTGGGCGATCTGGCAATTCCCTTGCTGGATGGCGTTGATGATCTGCATGGAGCTTTGTCCGACTTGATTGCCAACTTGCTGAACTTGAGACATGACACCGTTGATGGCTTGCTGGATTTGTCCCACCGAGCAATTCAAGTTGGTTGCCAGCGTGTTGATGGCTTGCCCGTTACCTTGGATGGCGGACATCAGCAATTCTCTACCGTTGTCATTGTTGATAAGGTTCGGGATGGCACCTAATCCACCGTTCTCGCCGTTTCCTCCCCAGAGCCCGCCACGTCCCATGAGCGGGAAGAGGAAAAACAAAAATATAACCCAAAGGAACCAGCCTCCCTCGCCACCGAATCCACCGTTTCCACGGTTGTTCATGGCTAAAAGCAAGTTCGGGTCAAGCCCGTTTTTCTGGAGAAGCGGGGCAAGCATACCCAGCATCCCGTTTCCGCTACCTCCTTCGTTCGGGAATACAAAAGTTTTAGTTTCACTCATATTCTTGAAATTTATAATCGCCCGGCACCATTACCGGGTATCACAAATTTCAGTTATAACTAGTTGCTAATTAAATCATTGGTTGCTAGTTTGTTTCTTATTTGTTGATAATTCGTTGACAAGATGAAAGAATTCCTCTTCCTGTCGTTGAACGTGTTCTTGAGCTTGTTGACACCTTGACGGGTTAAACAAGTGTACCTTGATATTAAAGTATCGGTAAAACCGAGTTCTGATAGTAAATTTATCAAGATAGAGCGAGCGTCAACGCATTCCTCTTTCTTGCTATGTATTAAATCGTTACCGTTTATCCCGGTTCCCTCGGAGACTATTTTTACCACCTCTTGAAAAATTTTTTCCATTTTTTCTCGTTTTATTGAAACAAAATAAAAATCCTGTCGTAATATTTTCCAAGAGAGAGAGGGAGAGGGAGAGGAAATCTTACAACAGGATTGGGTGGTACTGGTCTTTTGGGAGAAAAACTCTCTCTCCCCTTTTTCTATATTTTTATCAGCTTTAGTTTACGTAGTATTTTAAGGATGGACGGGACGCTTAACCCGGCTAGCAGGATAACGAGCCACCATAACGATTTAGGCACCTTGTATTTTTCTTTCACTATCTCAACAGGGTAAGGTTCCCGGATGGTATCTCGCTCGCTGACATGGATAGTGTCTCTAATGTACACTTCCCTGTACTCGGTATGCCACCTGTCCCTGTACACCGTGTCACCTTGCATCATCACGAACACGCTATCCCGGACGTGAACGCTATCCGTCTTGAAACGGTCAACGTATTCAGTCCTCGTTTCCGTCGTTTTAACGGGGATGTACTTCACGCTCTTACAACCCGACATCAACAAGATCATTAAAAGTATCGTTGGTTTCATGCTTTCTATTTTTTACTTCCACTTTACAATACTCGGCGTACTCGTTGTAAGCCTCGAACTCGTCCGGCTTTGAATCCCTTTGTCGGAGGATGGCTAACTCTTCAGAAAGAGAGTATCTCTGTCGAATCATGCTATTCACCTCTTCATTGTAGTTAGTTCCCGTTTCTTCCGGTATTTCATCAACTTCCTCGAATTTATCTACTGTATCACCCGGTAACAAGGTAGATCGTTTGAAATAAGATTCCGTGCCAAGTCGATGAACGAACTTGCCGGAATCGCTGTACACTTCTTTGCTCGTGATCTGTATCATTGTTTCTAAATTTAAGCGGTTGCGAATGTTATCTGTTTAGCTGCTGCGGTCTCGATCAAGGCGTGCCATTCAGCGTTTGTTTCATCTTGAATCTTTGCGTACACGCCAGCATGAACGGTAACCGTGATCGGTGACGTGTTGGCGGCGTTGGTGATCAGGTATTGCAATGATTCAAGAGAAAGTAATGGAGAATCAGGGAATGAAATATTGTCCTTTAAATTCAATATTAAAATTTTTTCTAATGCTCTACAGGCTGAAAAAGTATTTAAAAATTTATTATTATATGATTCAAGTGATGTTACATTTAAAACGCTTTTGATTTCACGTAATTTAATACAATTAATGAACGCATAGATAATTCTACTTGGGAAAAAATTATCTCTATCTCTTGCGCCAAAAGCAACAACTTCTAAATTAGTACAATTAGCAAAAGCTGCGTAGCAATCGATATTTTTATACCCCCCTCTATTTAAAAATGGGAAATTTGTCCTAATAGAAGAAGCGTTTAAAACGGAACATAAATCAGCAACTCTTTTGGTTGGATTCGTTTGAACATAAATCTCTCTCATCTGCTCCTCCGTTATATCCGTCAACCCGTTCAGCTCGTAGAAGCCTGTATTTTGATTATAAACAGCCCCGGCGGCAACGTACAAGGCCCTGTTTCCCTGTTGGGTGTTGAGAATGGTGGTGAGGTTGTTTATACTTGTCGTTAATTCATCTTGCGCTGTCTTTATCTCATTCACCGTCCCCGCGACGTTATCCCCTTGCTGCTTGGCGTAATCGGCTTGCTCGGTGGCGTTTTGCGTTGCCGTTTCCGATTCGGATTTCAAGCGGTTGAACTCGGTAACACGTCCTTCTTCTGCCGTTACCCGGTTCGTTTCGGCTTCTTTTCGTGATTGCTCGTTCGTGTCACGGGTGTTCTCCGCCGTTTGACGCTCGTTCTCTTTCTCGACACGGGTGTTTTCCGCTTTCACCCTGTTGCTTTCCGATTCAACCCTCGATTGCTCGGCTTTTACCCTGTTATCCTCGGCACTCGCCCTGCCAGTCTCTGCCTTTTTTCTAGCTTCCTCGTTGCTGGCACGGGTATCCTCTGCACTTTTTCTCAGGCTCTCGGATTCTTTTCGGGCATTCTCGCTGGAAACACGTGTATTCTCGTTATTGATTCGCTGTTGCTCGTTTGCAGTCACCGCTTTATCAAGGGTATCCAAGGCATCGATCATGGCTCTAGCCGGCTCCTGTAACTCCTTGATTTGCTCTTCCGTGAAATCGGAATACTCGAAAGCCTTACCACGGGAAGGTTTGCCGGTGTCAACGTCCCCGATAAACCAGTTACCGTTCTCCCCGATGTAAGGGGTTAACCCGTCTTTCCCCTCCGCTACGATCCCGGTATCCTCGAAACCGATTAACCAGTGCTTCGTCTCCGGGTCTATTCTCGGTGTCACCCCGTCTTTCCCGTCTCTGTTACGCTCGATAATCCCTTTCAAGTTGATAGACGGTGATTCGCTCTCGAACCCGGTGTCTTCCTTGCAAGTCAAGTCAACGAGAATGAAAGCGTTACAGAAGTCAAGGTAGAACTTGTCAATACCGGTCACGCTGGCCTCGTTCAGCTTCTCGTAATACAGGTGTATCTCGTACTGTCCTGACGTTGCGTTACCTCCGCCAACGAACTCGAACTCGATAATGTTGTCGTGTATCGTTAGAGGGGGAGATACTTGATAACTGCTGTACTTCCGGTTTATCGTCAATTTCACGTTTCTAGCGTCCGTGAAATCTTCCGGCTCGTCGTTCAGCCGGTTCACCGTTATCTTGAAAAATATGTTTTTGCCTACCCTTATTCTCATGTCACATCTTTATTATAACGTTACTCCTTTGTACCCCGTCAAGCTTTAACGAAACGTGAAGAAAGTTCTGTTTCCTGTAAAGAATCGCTTGATCGAAGGGGATATTGTTATTCTCTAACGCCTCTAGAATGTCATTCGCCTTCCCGTCAATACTCAAATCTGCCGCCTCGCCTTTCTGGTGTTGCGACATGGGTACACCGCCCACCGCCTTGTTCAGCTCCGGACACCTGTATCCCGAATTAACATGGATTGGAACACCTAGCTTGTCCCGCAAGGGCTGTATCGTCCGGCTAACCAGTACACGTAACGCCGCCAGTTCTTTCTCTCCCGGCTCGTTTGTTATCCCTAGTTCTTTAGCCTTATCACTCCTTGTGAACTCCTCTATGGTAAAATTCTCGCTTAATTTCTCGTTATTCATCTTTAACCTCTATTATGTCCGCCTTCTTGGCGAATAATTTGAAAATGTTGATCTTGACCTTCTTCCCGTGAGCCTCGAAGTAGTTCCCGTAACAACTGTTTATCTCGCAACCGTACACCACCAGCAAAACGATAGACGGCAATATCGGCACGTCAAAAGGAATACCGAAGGCTTTCCCCATCGCCCCCGCCACGAGTATCCAGCACAGGTAATCTATGATCTTGTTGGCAGTGCGGCGTATCGCCCTAGACGGGCGTATTACCTCCCCACGTGCTTTAGCCGCCAGTATACCGAAACGAAGGTCAACGATGATCAGTATGAAACCCAGCAGCAAGAACCATTTCAAGGGCTCCATGAAATCTAGCAGGTTACTCATGATCGCCGCCATGAACCCACCTATCACGTTTCTCTCTTCCATGACTATTCCGCTTTAACGTGCTTGTCACGAAACATCTTGACCCAGTATCCCAGCACCACGCCGCAACCGAAGGAAATAACACTCGTCAACGACACCCAAGCCGGGACTACCTTCACGAGAACGATCAACGCCACCGCCGCTAGAGTAACGATCAACCAAAAAATTTGCTTCTTCTTCATGATATTTAAATTTAAGTTATACCTTTGTCTCGGGGTTACAAGGTAGCCTCTTGCATAAGCGGGGTCTGTTCCGAGACGGAACGCCCCTTTTTTATTCCCCGATCTTCACGATTTGTTGCAATATCCTGCGCTCGACCAAGCCGGGACTTATCCCGAGTTCCTTGATTGTTTTCTCGAATAATTCTTTCTCCCTATCATCAAACTCGACCTTTTCTCCATTGTAAATGGCCTTGCACTTGTCATCAAGTCCAACGTCTCTCACTTGATTATACACGCTACTAGCGATGTGTTTGTTCAAAGGCTTATCATCCGGAAAACCGTTTCTCCAGTCGTGACCGTCAAGATCAACTAGGTCTAGCTTGTTCACGTCAAATTCGTACCTCATAACGCTTGATCGATTTTAATTTGGTTAAAGAATTCTATAACCGTAGTTTCAAGTTCCGCAACAAAACCGGAAGGTAGGAAAGAACTGTTCAAGTTATTGAATATTCTCTTCTCGACGTTATAGCCGCCATTGATGTTCATGAAAACTGGTTCCCCGTTCACGTCGAAATTACCGCTAGAGCTGAAAGATACAGTAGCGGGGATGTTGTTTTTTTGAAACTCGGCGGATAAAGACACGTTGATACCTTGTACCAGTGACTCTCCTCTTGCTGAAATGTAATAATTTATTTCCATGATATTTATTTAAAAATTATTGAATTTATAATTAATTCCAATCTATCCAGTTCACGGGTAAATTCCCAATGACCCACGTGGTATTATTGACTTTAAATATCAAAGATGGATCTTGGTTATTCGAGTTTACCTGTTGATACGCGTTACCTCTCCGTCTAAAACGATCCGATCCACTCAGCTTGATGTAATAAAAGCCTCCCGCAGTTGTTGCATGTGCTATAATAAACCAGCTCCCGATAGGCAAACCAGAAGACACGCTAACCACTGGATTACCAGTTATGGGAGTTAAATAAATGAAATGTCCAGAGTCAGCAGTTATGGTAACCGCACCGCTTCCAGTATAAGTAACCACGTTGTCAAAGTGGATTTGGCCTTTCATGAGAACCCTACCGCTCGTGACTGCTATGGCGCAAGAATAATTATCGCTAGGGGCAGCAGCTATCAAGGCGACAGCTCGTGCACTTTCCAGTCCGTTATAACTACCTCCCGTCAAAACGAATGTCCCAAGCTTCACTGCACCGCCAGTTGCCATGTCCGGGTGGCTATTTAAGTAAACTTGATTGTTACCGTTTTCAAATGTTATTTGACTCCCGGATATTCTTAATTGACTTCCTTTTAACCATATCCCATCTATCGTGAAATCACCTATTTCTCCGGTTTTAGCTGTAATCTTCCCGGTAATCTCGGCGTTTTGCATGATAACCTTACCAGCTTTGTCAACGGAGAACACCCCTCCATTCACCGAAATAACCTTGTCCCCGACACCGAAAATGTTAACCTTGTTCCCGTTCCCGTCTTTTATCACCGTGGCCCCGGTAATCTCAACCATTTCCGGTTTAATAGAAACGATAGTCCCGCTTCCGTTCTTCGTGACGATAGCATCAATGCTGTTCGTGTTGACTTGTAATTGAGAACCTTGCTGGTTGACAACTTGATTTAACGAGTTAAAATCGGTCTTCTTGGCGTAAACGGTCACGGAGTCCGGGTTGTTGTTTATCCCTGCGACGGTCTCGGTCTTGGCTATCTCCACGATGTCCCCGTACCCGTCGGCGGTCAGGTCGAAAACGGTGGCGTAGTCCACGAACCATTCCAAAGGGTCGCTATCCGGTTTTACCGGGCCGGAAAGGCAAAGGTGATTAATCGTGCTAAAAGTACCTATGCTACCGCACGTTTCCTTGAAGATGTAAGTCTCGTATTTCCCCGTTCCCACCATGGGGGTTAGAAATTCTTGCTTCCAACCAGCTCCATGTGAATTATGAGCGTTTTTAAGCGTGTACCCGACGGGTATTTTGGCACTCACTTTCACGATGAACACGGCATTCGCTCTCGATTGATTCCCGAAGTAGAATCCCCCTAGATGATTTGTTGACGTGCCACCATGACACTTGATGTACAAGCACCAATCCGATTCCGAGTACGGGGAACCCGCTAGTTTTTCCTTTATTTGGGCCGCCTCGGTGGATGTCAACGATCCCGCTTGATTTTGACCTGTTGATTTTTTCGTGCGAGATATTACCACGGTTCCCCCGCCATTCTGCGCACCATAAGTTCTAGTCCCGTTTAATCCCTTCTTGAACTCCGGGTCATCGTACAGCATCTTTCCCCCGTCCATGCCGATCGCCCAGGTTGCCTTGTCGGCTTGCGCTTTCGCCGCTGCCGCTATCGAGTTAAGGATAGTTTGACGGGCGGTGTAGTAGGCAGATATGTTGTTGTAATCTGACTCCACCGCTATGTTTTCCGGTGACGTTGCGGTGTACTTGTTTAAAGCGTCTATGGCTGCGTTGTATGCCGCCATGTAAGACGCTAACGAGATTACATACCTGTTGGCGTTCGCCTCGATGTCCTTCTGCTCGGATTGTATATCGCTCTTCTGCTGCCTCAATGCCGTTTTCTCTTGCGGGGAGATGTAGTTATCGCTCGCCCAAGTTGCTAGCTTTGAATTTGCTGCATTAGCATCAGCCTGCGCTTGATTCGCCGTTGATTGAGCGGCATTGGCGGCTGATTGGGCAGTATTGGCCGATGTTTGAGCATTATCCGCAACTTTCTTTATCGTGTCCTGTATCGCCTTGTCCGCTTCCCCGACCCTCGTTTGGTAAGCGGATAAAGCGTTATTGTAAGCGGAGAATTTAGCGTCCACGTCAGCTTTCTCCGTTGCCGTTGTCTTCCCGTCTGCGATAGCCGTGTTGATCGAGTTGATCAAGTTCGTGTGAGCGGTGTTGTATGCCGTTTTAGCACTTGCAAGGTTCGTTTTAGCCGTCCCGGTTAGATAGGTGTTAGCGTATAATTTGTTATAGTAAGCGTCAATATCTGCCTTTTCAGCGTTCAACACGTTTATGTTTGAAGCTATCGCTTTCGCCTCTGCCTCGCTGATGATACCGTCCTTGAACGTGGTGTTAATCGTGGTGTCCAGATTAGAAACGGCATCGCTCACGTCTTTAATATCCTTTGCCACGTCACCAGGCGAGGGGGAGTAAGAAGAAGGAGGGGTGAAACCTTCAACGAGCATGATTTCGGTGTATTTAACACTCCGTATTATCCCTTCGGATTGTATACCGGGATAAAAGAGTAATCTTCCCTCTATTGGAACGGTAAAGTTATTAGAGGTAATTAATATCCCGTGATTATCTCCAGCTTTTATTTTTACTGTGGCGTAATTTGCGGATATTTTCGTGTCGTATAACCTGAACTCGTACCCGGAAGGGGTATCTCCAGATATTACCTCCACGTTGGTAAACCGAACCGTGTACACGGTGTTAGGCTTTAGCACGGGTACTTTAAGCGTGCTATAATAGCTACTTGCTACCGTCACCTCTTTCCCCCCGTCCACCAGGTTCACGTTACTCTGCCCGGTTAGGTCTTCAGTCGCAACAGGAGGTTCGGCCAAGACCTTGTTACCCTCGTAGAGGGCGAGGGAGTAAACAAGTGAACGGTACGTGTTAGTCCCGTAAGAAGAAAATATCTTTTCAACGGTTTTCCCTTTTTTCGTGATGAAACTTTCTACAATTAAAGATGTTTGCAATGATCCAAGTCGCATTACATCATTCGTTCCATCCGTGTATAACGCCCAAAAAGATACTCCACTATTATCATTAGTTTGTTCTCCCGCTAATTTCCATTTAACTTGAAAGACATATTGCGTGTTGTCCTTATATTTTATCGTCCCTCCAAACAAGTCATTATGTGCGGTACCACCACAAACATACGTGTAAAGTGCTTCTTGGTTTATTCCCAAGTATATCCCATCCGCATCCTGTCCCCACACTGCTATGCCGTCTTTTTTCTCGTTCCAAGCTAGCATCATTTTCTTGGAAATCAAGTTCACCGAGCCTATTTTTAAAGCGTCTAGCCTAGCCTGTGCCTCGTTGATAGCGTTCTGCTCCGCTTCCGTCACGATACCATCAGCATAGGCATTTGCCTTGACCTCGGCTAGTTCTGCCTCGGCCTTTGCGATGGCTTGGGCTTTAGCATCATTGTCAGCCTGTGACGGTATCCAGCTATTAGGTCCCTTGTTACCTTCCACGAGTACGGCCCAGTGTACTTTACTGCCGTAGGTGCCGTTGGGGAGTTGGAAAAAACCCATGAGATCTTGAGTCGTTTCAATGGAACACTTCCAAGTGTAGTTCTCTATCACGTGATTTCCTTTTTTGGTAAAAGAGTGAATCTTGTGAGAACCGCCATTTTGGCAAACTGTGATACTAGTGTTATTTTCTGTTAACGTGTAACACAATACTAGAGAGTATTCCTTGCCAACTTCCGGTTTCTTATCGTAATAATATACAGATACCAGGTAATTGTTAGGGTTACCTTCCACGTTACTCCCCTTCAACAAGTTGACCATGCCGATTTGGAGGTTGCCAACCTCGTACGTCACGGTTTGCGACACCTCTTGCTTGATCTGTCCGGGGATTGCGAGTATGTCCGTTTGAATGTTCGTTATCTGTCCCTGCTGCGTGTTTAACTGCCCTTGCTGGTTAGTTAATTGTCCTTGCAAGTTGTTCATTTGAGAATCGGTTTGACCGAACTTGTCATCGACGCTGACACCGGAAGAGAGGGCGAATTTTCCCCTCAAATAAACGTTCTTGCCGTAAAACCCAGATCCAGATAATTGTCCGAACACTTCATCCACTATCCCGGTTAGGTTCCCCTCTCTAGTGAGCAATTTACCGCTAAGGTTATAATCGTTTATACCGTCGTAAGTGTCAAGGTAAGGGGCATCGTTACCGTAAGCACTGAGCATCATGGCACTTTGACGAGCCTTGTCCGTCCTGTTACCGAGCAGGATCACCTCGTCTCCGGGTTGTGGTATCCCCGAACCCGGTTCGCAATCCGTTTTACTCAAGACGAAGTAATCGTCTCCCGCCTCGGTTGTCAAACGCCAGTAACGGTTTATACCTTTCCCTGTAAACGTCTGGTGAAAGGCTTGGTCGTTTAACACGAAAGGCTCAGGGATGGTCTGGTCATCGGTGTTGAATGAACACTTGTAACCGTTCTCTAGCTCTTCCACGGTTGAAATCTTGATGCTTGCCGGGGACAGGAGCAACTGTCCTCCCACGGCACGAACACGCTGGATAAACAACTCGAAGACGTTCATGCGCTTCCTCACGGTGATCTCGTCGAGTTCAAGGTGATTGTCCTTTAGCCTTGTCCCGGCACCGAGAAGGCCCGAAACGAACTCGGGAGTGGTAAGCTCGTTGAAGACGAAAAGAGGGGATGTAACGCTATTGAACTGGACGGGATCGAAGGTGTGGAGTTTTTGATCGAACCACTTTACCCGCCATGCCTCGACCCACGTGGCGAACAAACTTTTGGCTTGCTCGATAGTTATCCCGGTATTACTGGCGAGGCTAGTGATAGAATTTTGTATTTTTTCGATCGTGGAAACAACCTTGTCGTTGAAAAGGGTTATCTCGTATTCCGGGACGGGACCACCTTCCTTTATCACTAGAGACTGTATTATCACCGAAGCGTCTATACCTAGATCGGTATCCTTGAAATCAAGGATATTTCCCTCTTTCAATGAACTGGCGATCTCCGGGTGACGTGCCATGAAAACCTTGTCAATTTTAGGCAAGTACGTGTACTTGCTCTTGTCGTTGTTAGAAAGGTAATCTTTAGCGGCGGTCAATAACCTTTGCTCGGCTGCCTTGATGTAAATATCATCCATGGCGATACCGATGAAAACGAACTGGTCTCCGGCAGACACCTGGTACGGGTTATTCGGGAATGCCTTGTTTATGGAACTATCCATCTCCCTGTTACAGGTTAGAACGTAATTGTTTCCTTTCTCCTCGCACCCGGTAATCTCGAACTCCCGTCCACCACACATCCCCGTTTTCATGGAGATAAAGGGGGTCTCTGTAGTGAGATGTTTCTTGTCCACGGGGTTAAAACCTATATCCTTCAACGTTATCGTGAACGTCTTCTTGTCTAGCTCTTCTTTATCTTCCGGTACAATCCCGTCATCCGTCATCTGCTCCGCCGACACGATTTCATCTATCCGACCGGTAGCGTTCACGTTTATCCCTGCCGCCTTCAACTCTTCCGCCGTCATCCCCTCTATCGACGGGTATATCTCTGGCAAGCCTTCCGATCCATCAAAATACACGGATTTCTCCCTGATCCCTATTCTAGTGATATTAGGTGAATCCACGTAAGCGTCACCACCGTTCTCGGCGAAACCCGGTAACATCAAAGTGTTCACGTACATGCTCTCGGGGATCAACGGGGTCCCGTTACTATCCTTCAAGTTATTGTAGTAACGGTAAGGTATGTTACGAGTACTACCGTAAGCCCGAAGACGGGTAACTATCAAGCTATCGTTATTGGTTGATTGCTCTATATTTATCAAGCCATTCCCCTTGCCGTACCCGAAGACGGTCCCGACAGATATTCCAGCCGTGCCGATCCTGATTGTCCTTCCGGATATGACGAAATTGGCATCAAAATCGGAGTTTACCAGCGACAAGGCCTCCCAGCAATTAATGTTATCCACCGACAAGCTCTTGTCTTTAACCGCTACATCTTCTTCAACGGTAACGGTCCACGCCTCGCCACCGTTGTACAACCTGTTCAAGTTAGCTTGAATCCGGTCTGCCAAGTCTTTTACCGTGGCGGCGTAAAAAGAAAACTTAGACAACGACGTGAAATGAACGTGATTATCCGCCAGCACGACGTCAAGGAAATCACATCTTGTTAACTCGTCAGCAAGGGAATTAAACTTGACATCCCTATACACGAACGCATCCCCACTCTTGCCAGGAGTTCCATTTTTTATTGGAGACGGTATGTAATTTAAAACGAATCTCTCGCCCCTGTATTCAATGTAATCACCTATTTCAAAATTTATATAAACGGGAGAATTAACGTCAAACGAGATGTAACTCTCGCCCATGAAATTCCCCTGGTAGCTAAAAGATCGAACTTCTAACTTGATGGTACTACCATTTATATCCTTAACTTTTATCATAGTACAATATCTGTTACAGGATCAGTTATCCTAAACACCATCGCAAATTGAACAACGTCTTTACTCCTTCTCCTGAAACTATTGGGGTCAAAAGACTTGAAATAAACACCTTGTCTTCCAATCTTAGAATACGATTCATAAAATTTAAACTCGGCACCTTGCAAGTAACTCCAAAAATCATGAATTTTAGCGTTGGCACTTCCCTCGGCACCTATATATACAAAATCGAATTTCATGTCATACCCCTTGTAAGAAGGTTGAGAAGGAATAAAAACATCATCTCCATTCTCGTCACTCCAATCGTTAGAGGCAAAGTCTTTCACGTCTGGAACGATATTAAACGGAATACTTTTAACAAGAATACTCCATGTTGAATTACTCTCAACTTTTTCCTCTTCTCCCTTTTTTATGTAGAAACCCTTGTAACTTGCAATATCAATCATAGCCAAATAAAAAAGCCCGCCACACTAACATCTAGTGTAACGGGCGGTTCGCCTCTGTTGTATTACGCAAATATATTTATTATTTAGAATTATTCCAAATAATTATCGAGAATAAAGAACGTAATCTTGACCACTTTTGCGGTATCCTGCTTTAAGTATTTCCTTGTAAAAACGTCGTTCTCCCACGTCTTCAATATTAGTCCTGTTGCAAAAATCAACGTATTCGTTATAAAGAGCAAGAGGGGTTATTTTCTTGTCCGGGTCTTTAATATAGCTTTCAGGGTTAGGGGTCCAACCTGCCGACAACATGAAATTAACGGGAGGACTCGTTATTTTCTTGTACTCCATGAACACGTTATCAATAGCGGGACAAGAAGAAAACTTGTACCCGTTTTTAATATACCTTTTAGCTCCCGAGATCATCCAGTTTAATATCCCGGGATACTCCTTTCTTAACTTGTTACACAAGGACGGGTCAACCTCGTTGCCAGGTATTGAAGTGTAAAACGGTATCACCATGACCCTCCTCCCCTCGGCAAAATCCCTGGTCTCCGGTAATTTGTTGAGGCAACAAAATTGTACCGGTAAATCATCAGTCTCGTAAGGGGTCTTGTTTTTTCGAGATGCAAGCACGGTTTCCCTGCTAATAATTATCTTCGCCGTTTCAGAGTCGAACATTTTAGCACTCATGTCCGAGCAAAAATTAACCAGTTTACCGACAATTCGATCAACGTTAAAATGACCGGTACTCTCGCTAATCAAGTCTTTCATGGCGATAGCACTAAAGTAATTGTTATTACCCCCGAGGATTCCCCTTAAAGTTTCTTGAATAACACTTTTACCGTTCTGCCCGAATCCCCACAAGCAAAATATTTTTTCTTGCTTGTGCGTGTTTTTCCTGACTAGAATACTCCCCATGGCTTCCTGTAACACGTTCTGTACTTGCTTGTCCGGTAGGCTCCTGTCCAAAAATTTCATCCACAAATCAACACTCTTGTTATCCAGGCTAAAGTCATAATCGATCCTGTAAATCACCTTGTATTTACTGCTGAAATTAAAGGTGCTAAAAGAATCAAGATCTAGTACACAATTATTAAAACACATTCTCCTGGAGTCCGGGGTAAATAACTTCCCGGAGAAACCATCGTGAGCAGTTTTCAATATTTTAGACCTGGAATTTACAAGGTCAGCATCCGATACCCCGAGTTCCTCCAAAACGTTTAAAATACAAGAATCCAGTTCGCTCAACAGTATTTTCTTGTATATAGCTCCATCAAAATAAAACACGTCCCCGCTATAACATGAAATAGAGGATTTACGTATCACTTGCTTCAACACTGAACCATACCCTCCCACTCGCTCTCGTTCGGATGATTTAGTCAAAGATTCTTGGAATTTTTGAAACAGTTTCCTGTTTCGCAAAACGCTCCTTTTTAACGATGTTCCTATCTTGGACATAATTATTTTAATTTACCCGTTTTTACCTTGTTGATACAATTAGCAACCCACTCTGTGAAATAAGCCCTAGCCTCACCATCATTAAAATTAAAACCAGCTACTCCAAATTGATCGCACATGAAATCCGTGCAATGACTCGCCTCATGAGCGATAGTGCCAACGGTTAACATGGAAGGTCTATATATCGGTATAAATGTCCCGATCCATCCACCTACTTTGTCGCATACAGGAAAAGTAGATGCTATAGCGAACCTGCTACCATGATATATGTCACGTGTAAAATCAATCCTTTCCATTGAAGGAGTCAAGGTGTAAAAACGTTCAGACACGGAACCGAAAGAAGGATTTATCCCGACCCACAATCTAAAAGGATAGATCACCGGGTTAAACTCATGTATATCGTTATTCCTACTCATACATTGCCAAATTTTTATGTTCAAAAAGCGATTTTAGCCAAAAACGGCACTTTAGAACGCCTTTATTGACAAAACAAAGGTACGAAATATATCTTTTAATACAAGTTTTTGGATAATATTGTCCAAATAAGCCATTTTAAATACCATTTTCGCACAAAAATACGTTCTCAAAACCCGTTTTTGGCATGGCATTTTTTGACTTTTATACCCCCTATTGGTAAAAACAAATAACAATTAAAACACTTATATTACTGATTACCAGTAGATATTTTTACTAATATTTACTTTTCAAAATATAATTACGTGTATCGTTAAAGAGAGAAACAAGAACAAATACAGAATAAATAGTTATATATTAATCAATAAATTAGCTTGAAAATATCATGATAACTAGTAAATTAATCAACTAGAAATTAAAATAGACTGAATAAATATAACGACAAACTCGATAAAACATGAATACAATATAAAACCTCGAAAACATGAATCAAAAATAAGACCTCAAATATCAAAAATAAGACAGCGTAAAATTTTATTGGTGTTAGCTATCGAAATAAAATTGTTCTTGCAATAAAGAAGACAACAAGCCTAAAAACGAATGAGAGAATCAAAAAAAATAAAATAAAAAATTTCTCGATACTCACGCACCACCTAGATGGGTATAGCCTTCCCCCCTCCACCCCATCCCTGCACCCCACCAACAAGCACGACACCTACCAAACAATAATAACACGCCTACCAAGCGTACAATATTTATAATCAACACACTAATAATCAATATCGTACAACATCAAATGCAATGTTATATGTATTTAGTTCACTTTTTTACTTTTAAATGGGCATGATTCACATTTAACTTGTAAATAATAATGCATTTGCTTTGCCTTATCTGACTGTTCCTTTTTAAAATCTTTAAGGTCTGCAATTTTCATCCCGATTTCGGCCTTTAGTTTAGGATCTGTCACCTCCTTAAACATTTTAGACAAAGAGACAATTAGATCCTCTTTTTCGATGTTGTATTTATCCTCATCCCCTTTTTCGATCTTAAACCCTTTTCTTTCTTCTTCCTTCTTTTTCGTGAACTCTTGTACTCTTGGCGTGTTCCAAATTCTATTAGAATACATCGCAGCGTGTTCCTGTTTATTATCTGGATGCGTGATCATGTACGCTTTTGACATTGTAAACTCTTTAGACATCACGAGTATTGCAAACGCTTTTTCAATATCCGTGATAATATTCTGATCTCTTTTTTTTCTCGGCATGATCTAAAAAAATGACGTGTTTTTAATTGTTTTTTCAAAGGTACAAATAATTTAGAATTATTCTAAACAATAATCCTTTCATATATGGTCTTATATCGATTATTTTTTTTGATCGTTCCGGGTCTTGCTCGTGAAAAAACGGTGCGAAGGGCGGCATTTATAGCGTTATATGTTTACAATATCGTTTTATCGTCAAATGAAATCACATAACACTTTGATTACAAGCAAATAAACATCAAAATATTTTGTTATTTTCCGGTATTGTTGTATCTTTAAGTATAGAAAAAAGGAAATAACAAAAAGACGTTCTTTAAATCATGGAGTGAAAAAGGGGTTATCAAGCTAGCAACAAGATAACCCCCGAGGATGCCAGGGAATAAATACCCAAGTCACCAACCACGACAAAGGTATTTAAATCCCTGGCACCCGCAAAATATTTCGTGTTAAATGAACGCTGTAACGATCAAAAAAAACGAACGATTAAATTACAGTATCATGAAAACGTATTACATTTCAGTGTTGAACATCAAAAACGAATTAGTTAACAACGGTCATTTTGTCATCAAGGCGAGCAACCCGCGAAGTGCTTCTAACAAGGCGCACAAGATTTTCAAATCCCAAGGCGGATTATTTTATCAAATTTTTTCAAAAACGGGTCGTAAGATTGGTAATTATTTATTTAACAATTAACGTGCTATGAAAAAGTATACCAAGGAACAATTGATTAAAGCAGCCGTGAAAATGGGTTGCAACGAATCAGAAGCCACGAGGAGAATAAACAAGACGTATAATTATTACGTGGCCTATCGAAGTGATTACAGCTTGAAAAAAGCGGCTCACTATTGTATGTATGTAGCACCGTGCAATTTTTAATTCAAGATAAACACATAAATAAAATATTAATCACACTATGGAAATAATTATAGATAAAAGAAACTTGTTGCGCTACAAGATAGAGAGCGGGAACAATTACAAGAGCCTACCATGTACTATGGTTTTACGGTTAATGGACACGACAGAGTTTAGCGGCAATTATTGTAAATCCCTTGAAATCGTGTTAAACGCTTTCCCTGAGGTTGACAGGGAAGAACTAGAAAAAGAGTTAGACAAGTGTTGAATGTGATTTTTAACCCCGAACGGTTTACGCCCCGGTTCGATTCCCGGGCGGGGACAAATAATAATAACAATTAAAATATGACATTAAATAAACTTAATCAAACAGAAACAGAATTATTGTTATCAATAATAAACGGAACAAATATTAAAATGAATAACCGTGTACGAAATGCTATTGATAGCCTAAAAGAAAAAGGATTTATAAGGGTGAATGAACACCACGTAATAGAGTTATCCTTGTGCGACGATTATTTCAAACAAAGGGGGTATAATAGCTAAATACCACCCCTGTTGTAAGTCGTCCCGGCGACATTAAAAAGTATTTTAAGCCGGGAGCGTCCCGGGAGTTTTCACGCTCCCGGGGGTAAGAAAAAAGAAAATTATTATATTTGAAATTTAAAATAATACTGTTATGATAGATTGGACAAACAGGGCAGCGAACATGACGTTAAATAGTTACAGGCACAAGTTTAACGAGGAACTCAAAAAAAGATCAACAGGAAACACGAACCCCGTTGTTTTAAGCAAGGAAAATGCGGGAGACATAATTTATATCGCCAGAGTCTATTTCGATTGTTTACGAGCCATAAAAGAATCGGAAGTGGAAAAAGAAATCGGGGAGATATACCATCCCGTGAATGAATTCGGATTTATTGGAGGATGGGATTACAAGAACAAGGACGAGATAAAAAAGGTCACGATGGAAAAGCTAGCAGAAAATGGTTTCAAGTGTAAAGACGAAGAAATTATCACGGATATATTTCATATACGAATAAGAGATAAAGAGATCGAGATAAAACGTTTTTTGTGAGCATATTTTGACATTTAAATGAAATTAAAAAGTGAACCCAAATTGAAACAAAAACAAATAATTTTATAACACACTGGTAATCAATAATATTCAATGCAAGAATAAACTTCTGGAAAGCGTGTAATCCTCTAAAGGGATTCGGGGGTTCGAATCCCCCTCTTTCCGCAAGATAAATCCCTTGAATTGAATTAGTTACAAGATCGATTCAAGGGATTTTTTTATTCCTTGAAACGTCCATAAAAGTGAACATTTAAGTGAAAATAGTGGCATATAATGGTACTTTTAATCCACAAAAAGTGAAAAATAAGTGAACCTAAAAAACAGGACGATTTTAACTAGACCGATTTTTTTTTCAATTTTAAGTGTTAAAAAGGTAACATTTCAAGCCTTCAAATCGTACGTAATAGTTAAATAAATCTAATAACATGGCATCTGTAAAATTATACCTGGACAAAAGAAAAAAGAACGTGGAGAAATACCCCGTCAAGGTACTGATAACCCACAAGGGAAGTAATTCCATGATCTCGACATCGCTGTACGCGACCGGTGAAGAGTGGGGAAACGACAAATTCACGAACCGTAAGCCAGATTACAAGAGGTTAAACCTGTCCCTGGACAAGATCGTGAACGATATTAGAATGTTCGTGCGATCGCTAGAGGAAACCGGAAGACTATCCCTGTTGTCAGCGAGAGACGTGAAATACGCTTACGAGGATAGCAAGAAAGACGTGTATTCCAGGAAAACATTCACATCTTACATGGAAGAGTACAAGAACCGGTTCGACAAGAAAAACACCAGGATAAAATACGAGACCACCCAAGCCAGGATCAAGGCTTTCACGAACGGGAAAATATTACTATTCGAGGACATCACTTACGAGTGGCTGGTGAAATTCGATTTATTCTTGTCGAAAAACGGGACTCCCGCTCTTAACGGGAGAAGGCCCATAATGTCTTGTATCAGGTCCGCGTTCAACTCCGCCAAAAAAGAGAAGATCATAAGTAAAGACATATACCCGTTCGATGACTTCCAGGTAAAAACGGAGAAAACGATAAAAAGAAACATTTCCATGGAGGACTTGAGAAAGATAAAAAACCTCGAAACCACGGACGAGAAGGTAGCCATGGCCAGGGATTATTTCATGTTATGTTTTTACTTGATCGGTATAAATTCCGTGGACCTGTACAACTTGACATCTATCGAGGACGGAAGAATCAAGTACAAGAGGGAGAAAACGAGAAGACTGTACAGTATCGAGGTTCTTGAACCCGCCATGAAAATTATTAACGCCAACAGGGGGGAGAAAAAATTATTATCGTGGTGCGAAAAATACAGCTCCTACGGGTCATTTTACAACGCCATGAACGAGGCGATCCACGACTTGAGGGACAAGGTTTCGTTACCCCAGCTCACGCAGTACTGGTGCCGTCACACGTGGGCCACGATAGCGCATAAAATAGGCGTTAGCAAGGACACGATCGGTGCCGCCTTGGGACACGAGGAAGAGGGGGATAGCGTTACATGGGTGTACATAGAATTCGATCAAGGCAAGATAGACGAGGCAAATAGAAGGGTTGTTGATCTCGTGACGAAACCAGAACCCCAAGGCAAGGTGATAAGTATGAGAAAAGTGATTTGATCCTCTCACCACCACAACAACCATCACTATATTTTGGAATATAGAATTTTATCCCCGTGTAAATTCTATATTCCAAAATTATTATCTATATTTGCATCAAATAAATGAGATATGAGAATTGTATCACACAGGAAATTGAAAGAATTTTACGAAACCAAGGGACGAGAGGATTCACGTGTAGCTCTTGAACGTTGGTATGATGTCGTGGAGAAAGCGGAATGGGAAAATTTATCCGAGATAAAGGTAGACTTTCCCGCCACGGATTACGTGGGGAATCAACACTACGTTTTCAATATCAAGGGAAACAATTACAGACTGGTAGTTGTTATAAAATTCACGATAGGATACGTTTTCATTCGTTTTGTAGGAACTCACGAGGAATACGATAAGATAGATTGTTCAACCATTTAAAGAAAGGCCATGAATAAGATTACTAGAGAACAATACGAGTTTGCATTGGCAAGAGTGGAAGAACTTTTGCCTTTGGTTGATGATAATACCCCCGCTAACGACAAGAATGCCGTGGAATTAACCATGATGTCCGACGTTGTTATCGCCTACGAGAAAGAGCATTTCCCGATAAGTAAACTATCGGTAGCGGAATTGATTGAATTTTCCCTTCAGGAAAAGGGGATGACACAAAGACAACTTGCGGGAGAAATAGGGATAAGCCCATCCCGGGTGAATGATTATATTACTGGACGTTCAGAACCAACGTTAAAAATAGCTCGTTCGCTTTGTCAAGTGCTTAACATACCCCCGGCGGCCATGTTGGGAATTTAAAGGACAAGATTACCCTTTCTTGTCCTTTCTATTTTTCACGATCACGTTCCCTTCTTTTTTTATACATCCCCCGTGATCGTAAACGAACACCTTGGAATTTCCAGATGCTTTCACCGCTAAAACGCAATTATCATAGGTTTCCACCGACACCCTGGCGTTTCCGGAAACGATAATCTCTAGCACGGAATCATGACGCGCGTAAATATCAGACACTCCATAACCGTTCACGTTTACCTTGCCATTGCATTTCCCGTTAACGACAAGAGTTCCAGGATTGGTAAGTACAAACGATTCATCCACGAATATACCGTGTTTTTGCATGATCCCGTCAAAATGTTCCTTCATGTACTGGCAAGAGGGGAAATCATGCTCCACGCAGAAATCTATCCCTTTAACGTATTTATCGCATAATTCATCGAGATCTGGTGATCCCCATTCCTCGATCCACTTGTTACACAAGCCAATTCTAGTGGCTTCCTTTTTCAATTCTCTAGCAATATCCTTTTTCATGTCAAGCAATTTTTAACCCGAACCCAGATGGCCTGCTTCCAACCGGTCCCGATACCCGGCGAAGTAAATCCATTATGTCCGAGGCGATTTGAGCGTTTTTTAAAGTGTTAGCCTCAATGTTCGCGAGGTGGACTTGACATTTAACTTGCATATCGTAAATACTCTCCACGTTAATAGCCAAGTCTTTCAAGTAATTTTCAGAAGGCAGCAAGAACTGGCGAATCGAATCCAGATTCTCTACTTTCAATATTCCACCGCCGGTAGTTTGTCTTACCTCCCCGCTCAACTTGGTTAGAATGGCGGCGACGTTAGCGTTTATCATGTTGATGGGAGCCTGCTGCAAGGCCACGTGTTGCCTGATAGCGTTAAGGTAAGATGCCAACAAACCTGCCTGATCTTCGGTTATCCCCTTTATATCACGTTCCAAACTACTACTGGATTCACTTTTATCTTTTAACCATTTCTTCACGTCATCCGGTAGCGAGTTCACTATATCCTCGAAAGAATTACCAAGCATCGATAGACTATTCTCGAAATCCTTGAACGCGGACCCATCAAGTACTGGATTTTCTAAATCCACTTCTTCCAGTTCTTTTTGCCATTTAGCGATCGCTTCTTCCAGTGCCTGCCTCTGCTTTTTGGCTTCTTTTTTAGACAAGCCACTGGTACCGGCATCTATCTCGTCGATCCGTCTTTTAGCATCGGCGATCAAGTTATTCACTCTTTCCGCATCCACAGCGTCAGGCATTATCTTGGCGTATAGATTATCGATCGCATCCTCTATGGGTTTTTCCAGAAATTTCTGGATAACAAGATTTCGAACTATATTCCCAACGATGTCATTCACCTTGTTCCCCCACGCCTCGGCGGCATCCTCACCTTTCGAGAAAGCGTCAAGAAAAGCATTCCCTAACTCTTGAGCGATGGATTGAGATGTTCCCCCTATTATATCTTCCTTGATATTATCGAGCAAATCTGAAATCTCTTGATTTAATTCCACGACTTGCCTTTCAAGGTCTGCCACTTTATCCTTGTCCGTTTTCTTCTTGTCCCGCTCTTTCTGGGCCTGGTAAGATAACTCCCTCTGCTGAACAACCAAGTTCTTTATTTGATCGCCCACGACGGCGTATTTGTCCTCCGACAAGGCTTTATCTACCGCACGTTCAAGATCCTCGTAAGCCCATTGCAATCGTTTCACCCTCCTCTCGGATTCTCTTATTTTCTTGTCTAGCCTTTTATCGTGAGCCTCGGCAATTCCAGAAACGATTTGAGTTATACCTTGAGCGGCTTGAATTATACCCGTCAAATCCCCAGTAGCGACTTTCGCGATTCCCATGGCGGCGTTAGCCCCACCTTCCACGTATCCCATGACTTCGGAAATCTTGTCTGCCGTATCCTCGTCACCTAAAGCAGAGAACACGTTTGATACCTCAGAGGCAAGTTGACTAGCAATACCAACCGCATTTTGCATATCCCCCGTTACCCTTACCATGAATTCTGCAAATGACTCTCCATCTCGTTTGCCTTCTCGTATAGCGTCAAAAAATGCCTTGATAGGATTTTTACCAGATGCTGTTTTTTGCAATTTAATAATTATCGCACGTAGGCGTTCCATGTCGGCAATGGTAGCCTTGTTTTTTTTGCCATCAACATCTATCTCGTAACCGATCACTCTACCATCTTTGTCTGTTAGTTCTTTTTTTTCATCAATTATTTTTTGTGCTTTATCAGCCATTTCCATCAAGCTATCATATCCCATGTTAGATATGTCACCAAATGCTTTTTTCCAAAAATCAGACATTTTTAATAACTCTGATTCAAGATTGAATATAGCGTCAGATTGTTTTCGCTCGCTAGCGTCTATCGCTGCCTGTTCTTGTTTTTCAAGATTAGCGAGATATTCCCCCGAGGCACTAGCCTTTAACTTCTCGTAAGTTTCTTTTATCTTCAAACGCTCTCTCTCCCCGTTTGCCTCTATATTTTTAATTTTATCCTCGGCAGAAGCGTATTCTTGAATTAATTTCTGGAAACCGATCAAGTTTGTCACGTCAACTTGTTTCAACTCTTTCACCGAGTTTTCCAAGAATTCTTTCAACTTGGTTCCCATCCCTAACGCCTCGGCACTCTTGCTAAAATCAATGTTCATGACTTGATCTAGGGTTAAATCAACCTTGTTCTCCTTTAGAGCGTCCTTTATCCCTTGCTTGATCTTTTCAACTATCCCCCCTCCTATAGCCTCCATGTCCCCGCCGAAAGCTATGTTTAACGATAAATCCTTGTCCCCGGTAAGTCCCAGTAATTGCTCGTACAGGTTGTATTTTTCCTTGTAACCGGAAATTTCACCGGATATTAATTTTAAAGCGTCATCAAAATTCTTTTTCAACTTGGAAAAATCAATCTGCGTGAAAATACCCTCGATATGCTCCCTTAACTTTCTTTCCTCGTCTGAATTACCGAGCCTCTTGTATATCTTGGTAATTTGCTTTTCCACCTCGTTGGGATTGAAACCTATATCCTTGAATTGCATCAAGCTCCTTACCTTGCTCACCGCTTCTTCAGAACTCATGATTTCAAGGTATTTCTCATATTGTTGCTGGGCAGCCTCAATGGTGTCCACTTGCTGGCGCAACAAGTCCGTGACGGATTTTATTTTTTTATTATCATTACCATCAGCAATTATAGAACCAACTGGAACTTTTTTAGAAAGTTCCTCAATCTCTGTATTATATCCAGCAATATCTGTTTTTAATTTGTTTATCAACAAACCAATCTCATACGCTCCCTTGTATTCTTTATCATTATATTTAATAATAGCTTTTCTATCACTTATTTCGTTTCTTAAAGAACGTTCTCTCATCTTGCGAGCTTCTTCTAACACAGTTTCTTTTTCAAGTTTAACGGCATACACCTCTGTCATTTTACTTAATATAGCTTTAGATTGCGCCGCTTTTTTTATATTTTCAGCCAAGTTAGCGTATTTAACTCCTGCTTTACCCAACATGATTTCTTCCGCTCTCATGTTCCCTAGATATTCTGGATACAAGCGTTGTAATTCCTCTACCGCTAAACTTCTTTCTTTTTGTGCTTTTTTGGTGTCCACAGCAGCATCATATAATAGCTTCAATTTTGTTAACTCATCAGCAGAATTTTTATAACCTTCTATTGTGGCCTCGTTCAATTTTTCCTGAGCCTCCGAGACTGCATCCAAAGCCTTCTTTCCCTTGAACAAGTTTGCCACCCAGTCCACTATATCTTCCCCGTACACCGTTAACAAGGTTATCCCAGCCACGAGAGCCGTTTGCCACGAGAATATTGATTTCAATATCTGTTTTCCAACGGGTACCGCCTTTTGACCGGCTTTCGTTGCTGCCTCGAATTCTAACCTGGCTCTTTTTATCTCGTCAGCAAGGATTGGGATGTTATTCGATATGGCCATGAAAAACACCCTCGCCCCGTACGCCACGTTAGGAATTTCCCTCGCCACTTGTTGTATAGAAAATCCAAGCCCGTCCCACGCCATGGCGTAATGCCCCACGCTCCTCTGGTGATTACCGATACTAGCGTCCAAGCTTTTCACGCGAGCGTCTACTTGCTGGATATTCTGTAGTAACCCCGTTCCAAAACTTGAATTTCTCTCCGAGTCGCTCAAATTCCGGTAGATCAAACGCATCTTTTCAAGGTTTGCCGACATCTCGTTTATAGAACCTGAAACGGACTGGTACATCTTTTCTTCCGCTCTCAAGGAAGACATTAAAGTTTTAGCCGTTTGAGTGTGTTGTAAATCAGCTTGTATTAATTGTTTCCTCGCCTCAAGAGCTTGTTTTGAAGTTATACTACCCTCTTTCTCGGCCTTGTTAATCGCTTGACGAACCGCCCTTATTTTAATTAATTCCGACTGAACCTTGGCAAGATCATCTATCATCTGACCGGAATTCGAATCTTGCGCCTTGGCTAACTTGGCGGCCCGATCTAGCTTGCCGTTAATATCACTTATTTGCTTGTTGATTAGCATCAACTTGCTCAATGTATCTCCCCCGTCAGGGGCATTACCTTTAGGTCCTAGTTGTTCGAATTTCTTCCTTAAAGAATCAAGTTGATTAGATAGCTCTTTTATTCTCGTTTGTAACTTTAAAGTCTCGTTAGAAGACGATGAAAAATTCAAATCAGGCAATTTAAATTTATGTAACGATGATAAATCGTTATCCATTTGTTTCAAGTAATCCTTGTATTTCTCAAGTTTTTCCCTGGCCTTCGAGTCATCAATCTCGACAGTCCATTCCAAGTCCCCTACTTTAGTTGCCATCTTGCCCTTTTTTAGATAATTTCTCTTTTTGTTTCTCGATAAACTTCCTCATGATTACCTCGTTCTCCTTGGCACACGTTTCCAGTTCTTCCTCGGTAAATTTAACCTTGTCCTTCTTGTTATTCTTGAATATCACCCTAGGTTGATCTGCCAGCATTATAGCGATCTTTGGAATACTCAACCGTGTCAAGTAGTCTTTTTCCGTGTACGCCGGGAATTCTTTGAGGAATGCCCCTTTAATTCCGATTCTAGTTCTGCTGCATATTGCCCTACTTCCTTCTGGGTCATCATCTTCATAGAGTTCATCATCTTCTCCGCCAACGCCATACTCAAAAAAAAAGCGGCGAGATCAATATTATCGTACACTCGTTGAACGATGTAAAGCACTTGTTGATAATCATACTTCATGGCTAGCCTTCGCCAGAGGAACCGGTGAAACAATTTAATCTTCCACCATGAATTTAAGATACCGTAAGCGGCGACCTTGTAAGGAATCGATGAATGCTCGGACATCGTTTCTATCACGTCTTTCGTGCTATCAGATTTAGGCTTGGACACTTTTCTAGTTACAAGAAGCCGGGTAATCATGTTACACGTGTAATTTTTCAAGAATCCAATCCTGTAAACATCATTAGTTCCTGGAATCGTGAAGGGTAAATGAACATCGTCATCTATATCGCATAATTTTTTTTGAGCCTCAACGCTTGGTTGCACGTTTTTCATTCTTTTGTTTATTAAAAAGGGATGAAGCAACACCTCCACCCCTTCACGTTAAACATTTTAATTCTTAATCGGCAGAACCGTCCATTTGATTTATCACGATGAAATCAGGTTGCGACGTGTCTACTGCTGCCAACACCGTGCAAGTGATGGTGAAATAAGTGGGATCATCGTCACTGTCTTTCATGAACAAACGAGACCATTGAAGATTCGGGAACACGTAGGTTGATCCACCAACCCTCATTTTCACTTTCAACATCTTCTTTATCTCTTTAGTGTTCATTCTTACCCCGATAACTTCCTCCCCGGCACTCCCGGTGTAGATGGATTCCATGCTCGCCACCGTGTTGTACAACAATTCCCACATCTTTTTTGATGTGTTGGGGGCGTTCCATGATATTGTCAAGTTACCGGGCTGCGTTTCTGATAAAACAGGCAAGTCGGATTGATCGATCTCGACCGTGGTGGTATCACCTTCTTCCTGGGTGATCGTGAAGGATCCTTTTAACGATACCATTATATTTTCCCACTCGGCATCTGATATTTTCCCACTGACTACCGGGTCCGCTATGTAAATATCACCAGTTCCTTTGGCGATAACCCTTTGCTTTGATGTGTAAGCCATAATTATTCTTTTTTTAATTAATAATATCCGTGTTTAATAAAATTGTCCTGTAATGAAAAGACGTGCTACTATCAATGATACTATCTGAAATGGATATAAAATCAAACGTGTACCTTCCTTCCTCTATTGGCAATAAACCTTGAATCGAATTACATATTCCTGAAATGATCATGTCATCCGGACCGCTATTCAAGTCCCTGGCGAACACTTTTACTTGCGTCACGGTACGCCCCAAAGCGTACTCGTCATTTATAACGCTCGTTGTTATCACGATAAAAGGCGATAACTTGTCATTCTTTAACTTGGGTCTATCCGGGTAAATATTATCACATGATACATTTCCCTTGAGAACCTTGATTAACGCCTCCTTGATTTTAGCCGGATCGTAAATATTATTCATACTTTCTTGAAATACTTGTAAAAATTCGCTCTCGTCACGCTTATGGTGTTAACAAGAATATCGACCTCGTGTTCCACGTTAAACAAAAAAACGGGATTCATCCCGGCCACGATAACAGCCTCAAAACCCTTGTTTCTAGGTTCGAAAGATGATATGGTATCCTTTGCACTGGAATCACGTCCCCACGTCCTTCTTTTCAGAAGTTTCCCATCATGAAATATCCCGTAACCATAAGACCCCTTGTTTGCCAAGTGATTCTCACCGTCATCATGAATAGCCAAGGCTACTTTTACCGCGTCATCACACAAAGAAACAAGACCTATCTTGATCACGTCATTAATGACATTACTCGTCAGCTTGATACCCTTGTTTATGTTAGTCTTGTTACTCATGATCATACCTCGTTAAACCACACGTAAGCACCAAGGTTATTATTCTTGGCTTTTACCACTGTACCCACTCTAGTTTCGTTCTTGTCAATCACCTCGATTAAGTCTCCCGTTATCACGTTTGCCGAGAACCTGGGCAAAGCGATCTTATATTGAGAAATGTAAACCCCGGAAGAAAAAGAAATATCCTCGCTAGACAAGTTCCTGTACCCGCATTTAGAAACAAGAATTGTCTTTACCGTTTTTTGTATATTCGGGTATTCTCCCGTGTCCAGGATTCTTTTTATAGTCACTTTACCGCTAAACCTTGGATTTTTCATATACTAGTAAAATTCCGCGATTATCTCCTTTGAATCACTAGGTCTGGAATACGAGTACTCCACGATAGTTTTCTTGTACTGCATGGATTGCTCTACTTCCTCGTATTTTTCGGGATCGTATTTCTTGTACACGGCCATCGCTCTAGCTATAAAACCTTGCTTGTCCGATAAAGAAACGGTTATCCCCTCCCCTTGATGACTCCATCCACCATCAGCATCTTTAGCGGCGGTTCTAGTAGTTGGCAATGAACTCAAGCACATGTACAAGTCTGCCTCGCACAATTTCTTGTCAATATCACCGATCGAATCCACGTCTGCCCCGTACTCGATATTCCTATCAGTACGTATCCCTTGTAAGAAACGAGATACATCTATCGATGTTTTCGTTTGCAAGTAACTCTCTATTGACACGTAAAAATAAACACCAACGATCATGTCCTCGGCTCCCGTGGTTATATCAAAACCCATACTCCCATCGTCATCCAAATTTATCATGGCTGACTTCTCTACTTGCACTGGTTCTTTATCTCCTTCCTTGATCGTCACGTGCTTCACGTCAAAACCAGGGCTAGGCGAGATAATAATGGAAACTGGGGTACCACTCTCGTAAGTACCCACCCCTTCAACGCTACCGTTGCCATTCAATATGTCAATAGAGATATTCATGCTAAGAATCAGCCTCGTTAGTTTTCAAGTACAGGAAGTTATTGATATTATCCGGGACTGGTAAACTATGACTTTCGGCAGTGAATTGCATGAATCTTTGTTTAGATTCCACCACTTGCTGGATCGCAACAAGACCATTCTCGGCGTAATACAACGGGTTATCAACCGTGCTAAACAAGTTCGTTACCTGTTTCCATTGAATCGTTCCAATTTTCCCGGCAGGACGTAAAACGACCATGTTATCGGCAAATGCCGTTAACGGTTTTTCCATCATCTTCTGGGTTTCCGGATCCAAACATTGATGGAAGGCCGTCCAGTTTTCAACGCTAATCGGGGGTAATCGTAAAGATTTGATGTAAGCTTGCATCACGTCATCCGTGATGATATAGTCTGCCATGTTTTCTTTCAAGATCATCCCTTGGGTTCGCCACGCTGCCACTTGCTGTTTGGTGTTCGGGTGTTCGATAAGCTGGTTATACGTGTTCTCGTTCATACGGAACATCCCAACGATGAAACCGTTGTCACGGGCAAATTTCACCATGTCCATCAAATCCCCGATAGGGCTTGCTGACTCGTCAGACCACGCTACCTTCTTACCTCTAGTTCCGTAACCTCCCGCACCCTTCATGTTGCTTGCCTCGTAATCACCGATAAAATTGTACTCCAATCCTTCGGCTCCACCACCGTTATTCTTCTTGGTGGACACGTACTTTCCCGTACTCTCGATCTGTAACCCGGTATAACTTCTCAACGTGTGAATACCCGCTAGTAAACTAGTAGAATCTACAAGGAAATTATTAGCTATCGGGCCTGTTAATATCCGTCCCCCGTTCATTTGCAAGTACTCGCTATTCTCAACGCTTTGCTCGTTGAAATTCATTGCCAATTTGGACACCGGCATATCCTTGCTACTAACTTCAAACCCTTTCCTGCTGATCAAGTGACCATCCGCGTCAAAGGCCACGTAAGATGCCATCACTGGACGGTTGTTCTTACCGATCACTTGCGTGTATTTACCGGATCTGTTTTCCTCTGCCACGTCAAATAGTTCTCTCCATTTGGCATCAGGGAAATAATTCAAAAACTCTCTCTCGAAAAAGCTTCTAACGTTCCCGTAACCGAATTCCGACATGAGAGAAGCGTTAAGCATTTTGTAAAATTGGGACTCGAAAGCCCCTGCTGGTAACTGTGCCATAATTACTCGTTATTTTCGTCAAACCATTCCCATACAACATCTTTAATGTTGTCTTTCACAATCTTCGGCATCGCCGGGATACAATTCTCGTACAAGTACTTGCGCGTGTAAGGGACACCTAGCAAGTTTTGATCACCACCTATAGTATCCTTGATAGTCAAGTTATCTGGAATACAGAACATTTTTTTCCCAGATCCCGAACCTTCTGCTTCTACCAAGAATTTTCCTTTAGAAACGGCATCAATATCAGCCGTGGTGACTGTTATCTTGTACTCGTTAGACTTACTCTCGTCAACACTCGTGATCGTGACAGCTTTACCGGTACCGTTGATCGTGGAAGGTTCCACCATCAAGTTCATTCCCGGGTACAACATGGGAGTAAGAAAAGTCCTCTTGAGCGTTATAATCGTGTTCGTGTCAGAAGTGCTAGCTTCCTTCACCTCGAAACACTTTAAAATTTTACTTACTCTCGTCTTGTAATTGTATTCAAACGGGGATCCCACGGAAAGTTTTTCCATGTATTTTAGCTTGTTCCCCAGCAGACCACTACCTACTCTCGTCAACGGGGCATTTATGTAGACAGGAATCATCCCACCTACTTCCTCCTTGCGAGACGAAATTTGATTAATATACTGCGGCATGTCTTTTAATTTTGATTAAACGATAATATTTTTAGTTCTCTGCGCTCTTTCCCGAGCGGCCTTATCCCTTTCTTCCTCGCTGATCGTTGGGGTAGCATTTACACCACCGAGTTCTGGAGCGATACCATCACCGTAGAAATCAGTCATCAACTCGTCGTATTTTTTCTTGCACTTTTCAGAATACTGTTCTTGAGTCATCTCTTCTTCAAAGGGAACAAGCTCAATAGCGTACTTGATGATTTTCTCGTTCTTCGCCCACTTCTCGTTTTTCGTGAAGTTACGGGCAGAATTCACGCGGGACTGAAATTCAATCTTCCGTTTTTCGGATTCCTTCTCGTCCTGCATTTGCTTCACGGTTTTTTTTAATTCCTCGATTTCTGGATTAATGGTAGTTTTGGGAAGTTGTGTTTCGTTCGGGTTTTTCCCTTTTTCTTTAACGATACTGGCTACCTCGCTATTCACTTGACCATTCATGCTAAACAGCATATCTATATGATCGTTGTAAAATTCATCCGTTAACTCGCTATCATCTTTCACGATACGAGAAATAACTTTCGTGATGTAGTCTTCTATCGTTCTGTCTGTCAAAGTAATTTTTTTACCTTGAGCCTCGATTCTTTTCTTGATTTCTGGTAAGATTTTTTCTTTATCCATTTCATTATGTATTAAAAAACCGCCCGTGACACCTTTCGGTACTCACGGGCGGTTCGCCTCTTTATGCTATTTTAGATCAAATTTTATTCAACTTTTTTCATGTCAAACGTTCTCGTGCTTTCGTTATAAGTAAGCTTGTACATGGAAGGACAACGCTTGCATTTAATGTACACGCTATTCCCCTCTACCTCGCAAATTATCTTGTGCCTGCATTGATCACTTGAACACAAAATCGCCTTTCTATGGCTCTCCATTTTATTTATATGCAATCCAAATAACGATCTACTTGCAGTTCCCATATTTTTACTATATATTTGTATCACAAATGTAAGCAATACACTTTTAAAAACAAAATTTTATTGCACATTATTTAGATTGCATATAAATAGCATAAAGAGGCGAACCGCCCGGTGTACTTTTAAAAAAGTATTCCGGGCTTTTTTGTTATGGAAGTAAATGTTCAAATACTAGATCCTGATTTTCTAAGAATGGGAATGGAAGTTTACACCAGGGAGTACGTGGAGACTTTACGAGAGGATAATTTATCCTTACCACCCGGTTCCAAGATGTACAACATCATCCCGCAAACTGGATTTCAAGAAAAAGTTTTGACATGTGACGCGGACGTGCTTATTATAGGAGGGAAACGAGGTGGCGGAAAAACAGCCGTTATGGAGCTAGTTCCGTTAGAATATATCGAGAATCCATTGTTCACCTGCTATGGTTTCAGGAAGGAAGAAAAAGATATTAAAAAGGGATTATGGAATACAAGCAAGCAAATATATACCGGCTACGCCACGCCCAAAGAATCGTATTTCACGTGGGAATTCCCGTCGGGAGCCAAGGTCATATTCGAACACTTGCAGAACGAGAACGAGATTGACCGTCGTTTTCGTGGGGTAGAAATTCCTTGCATGTTAATCGACGAGCTACCGCAAATCAGTTTTAAAACGTTTTTTACCCTACTTGCTTCCAACAGGAACGGGTTAGGGATTAAAAATAAATTTGTTGCATCTTGCAACCCGGTAAGTAGAAAAAATTGGGTGTACAAGTTTATATCGTGGTACATTGACGAGAACACTAACCAGATTATAAAAGAAAGATCCGGTGTTACACGATATTTTTACAAGTACGGCAGTGACATCACCGAGATCGCGTGGGGAGATTCAAAAGAGGAAGTTTACGAGAAGGCAAAAGCGTACATTGACATGATTTACGACGAGAGATTAAGCGATAGCGGGGGTAGCAAATACGATTTAATCACGTCTTTTTGCTTTATCGAGGGAGAATATGCTGATAACAAGATATTCAGAAAAAAAGACCCGAATTACCTGGGGCGGCTAGCCCAACAAGGGGGAAGGCAGTCAATTAAGGACATCAACGGGATATGGGGCGATGACGAGGAATCAGAAGCGTTGCTAACATCACAAGATATAGAATTAATGTTCAATAACACGCCGCAAACCACCGGGTTCAGGACGGCAGTAGCGGACGTGGCATTGACCCTTGACAATTTCGTGATAGGAGCCTTCAACGGGAAACACCTTTACGATATAGAGATATTTACAGGTGTTGGGAGTGAAACAGCGAAAGAAAAAGTAAAAAACTTCCTCAAGAAGAACAATATAAGAAAAGAGAACTTTCTTTTCGACCTTAACGGAATCGGGCAATATCTAGTCGAACCCTTCTCTGAATCACAAAAATTTAACAACAACTCGAGGGCTTCCAACCCGGAGATATGGGGAAACTTGAAATCAGAATGCGCGGAACAATGGGTTACAGACGTGAAGGAAGGAAAGTATAGCGTTGACCCAAATTTAAAAAACAGGAAATTCAAGACACCCTACTTTAAAGATTTGCTATTAACGCTTGAAGATCTAGTCACGTCCGAAAGACCCGCTTTAAAAAGGAAAATTGTCACGAACGGGAAATACACTTTAATCCAAAAATATGACATGAAAATACAGATCGGGCACTCCCCGGACATAATAGAGATGCTGTTAATGCACGCTTACTTTACTAAACACAATAACAATAACGATGAAAATTTAGAGGCATGGTAAGAATATTACAATATCAAGACGTGTTCAAGAGGGTACTTCCTGATAACTACATGCAAGGGAACGTGATTACCGGTAACGAATCATGTTCGCTACCGGTGGATAACGTGAGTTATCAAATCGTGACACAAGCTGATTTCATTCGTGAATTTTACCCGTCCGGGCATCGTATTAACGACAGTAGCTGGTATCAAGACGAGATAAAGAAAATAAAAGACGAGGAAACGGGTGAAGAACACTATTGTTTTGTCCCCGTGGAAAGGGTATCAGTTTCCATGCAAAGGGTTATCGTGGAAAAAAGATTAACCCACTTGTGCGGGAATCCTATACAGATCACCTATTCAGGGCTTAAAACTAGCAAGAAACAAAAAGACCTGATATATAACTTGTCGCAAGGATGGGAAAACAAAAACATGAACACGGCGTTTTTTTACCTTGCTAGATCGGTTTATATCACGGGTAACGGGGCGTTTTGCGGGTACATTAATAACAAGAAGTTCGGGTGGCGTGTATTTTCTTTTCTTGACGGGGACACGCTATATCGCAAAAGAGATTTCGTGACGGGGGAATTGGAGGTCTTCGGGAGAAGATTTAAACAGTACGATCCTAGCGGGAATGAATCGGGTGAATACATGAACGTATGGGACAACCAAAAAATTTACACGTACCGGTATGCTGGCGTTAATTCCAAGAGAAAGAAAATAAAAACGGATCAATTATTTGGTCTTGACGGGTGGGAGTTAATCAAAAGTGGTCTTCATGGATTCGATTTCGTGCCGGTAGCTTACTCGTACGATCCCAACGGGGCTTGTTGGTCTTTCTCGCAAGATAATATCGAGAAACTGGAAGTATCACTATCGAGATTAAGGGAAGTAAACAAGTCAAGGGCATTCCCGACACTTGTGGTTACCGCTAATTCAGTTAAAATCGTCAGGGGTAACTTGAACAAGCCCGTGAGCGTCATAAAAATAAATGACCCGGCGGGAAACGCTAAAATACTGGATGGCGGTGAAACATCTCAATCTTTCACGCTCGAGATAGAAAAATTACTCAAGTTCATTTTAATGGGTAGTTTCATCGTTTTACCTCCCGAAGAGAGAAGCGGGGATGAAAGCGGCGCATCGATAAAGATAAAATACTCCCCCTCCATCGAGATCGCCAAGACGGATGCCAATTTTTTCAACCAACCCGTTGATGATATGCTTAGAATATTCAAGCACGGTTACGGGATAGAAAAAGGTAACGTTAGCGATTACGATGATCTTGACGTGAACGCTTCCATCAAGGTTTACATACATCAAAACGAGGCCGAATACATCGAAATGTTATACAAGGCAGTACAAGCTAAATTCCTTTCTATCGAATCTGCCGCCACCAAAAGCGGGCTTGGAACGAATGACGAGTACAAGAGATTAGAGAACCAAGCGGAGACGGAGCTTGATACCAAAAAGGTGGAAGAGGTGTATGACAACGAGAACAAGAAAAAAGTAAATAACCCAAATACCGAAGAAAATGAATAGCAAACAATTAGTAATGGAAAGGCTAAACCTTTCAACGATAGGTAAAAAAACGGCCATCAGCGACAAGTGGGAAGGTGATGTCCCGGCTCTTGTTGTTAGAAGAAATGGCACGGAAAGTTACGTTATAGCCCGTTGGGACGAGAAAACTGGAAAACCGAGGATCACTTTTGACCCGGAAGGGAACAATGGCATGATCAAGAATATCAAGTGCCTTTTCACGGGATTCAAGTACAAAAATTCTGTAGAAAAAGACGAATAAGAACTTGGGTATTCCAAGTTCTTTTTAATAGAATTAATCCATATACAATGGATTTAACAACAACCAATATTCAAATGCTAAACTATCTGTTTTAGCCAATGAATCTTTTAACTCGTAAACTAATTCATTAAATATCTTGAATTGAGGATTTATAAACTCCTTAATAATAATTGCCCCATCATCCATGTATCTATTTTTTATATATTCATTAATATATTCAGGTATATCTTCACGACCGATAAATGAATTGGCAATGGAATCAATCTTGTATTCATACATTTTACATACTTTTCGAAAATCATCTAATTGTTTTTCTTGTATCCATTCCAACAAGGTATCTATATGAAAAACTCTCTTGTAAGTCAATTCCAAGAATTTTGCTTTTTGAGTATCTTTTAAAAGCATATTAGTTTTTTGTATATCATCATATAATTCCTCGAACTTTGGATGTTTTACCATTACCTTGTTTAATTCATCTAAAGGGAAAGATTCAAAAATAGATCTTTCCATATCATCAGAACAACTACATACCAATAATATAACCAATGCAATTAAAATAATTCTCATAAATGATAAAATTTGCAGTCATTTATTCCCAACTAATACTATCATGTTATGTATCAAATGCCTTTTGCTGAGTTTAAAACAAAGATTCCATGAAGAATAAAAACACCAAGAAGATGGTATTATATCATTAAATTTCGTCCAATATTTTTTTATCTTGTTCTTCAGAAGCTTTCTTTGAATTTATTTTATCCTCATAATCTATTATTATCGCATTCGTACTTGCGATCCCAACAGATATAGTTCCTCTTTTTGTTTCCCATCGAGATATGTAGGTACACTTGTCTTTTCTTATTGCTTGAAGTTCATATCCATCTCCTTCATAATATGGTTTTGAGAAAAATTCAAAACTTTTAGATGTACCGTATTTTTTACTAAACAATTCTTTGTAATAATTATAGGCGACTTTAAGAGAGGTCCACGATTCAGATTTTTCTAATAACACAGACACTTTTGATGTAATTTTGGTTTTGGGACTGCAGGCTATGATAAGAACACATTTTTTCCCAATAAATTCACCTTCCATTATAGTTAGTAGGTCATCTCTTACTTTTTGCTTGTATACAAATCCTTCATCTTCTAATTTTTGAATGAAAGTGTCAATGTTTCCATTTATTTCTATACCTTTGAACTCAAGATGTTTGAGAATACTATCTTGTTGTTCTTTTATATTTTGTGCAATTGATGTAAATACAACAAAGATACACAAGCACATAATTAAGATTCTTTTCATACACTCATACATTAGTTAATATAATAATACAAAGATATACAATTAAATCGAGACGTACACCGCAAAGGATTGTTTTGCACGTATTTTAGAACGAATTCAAATAATAAGAATTATAAAAGCCCGTATTTCTTCAATTCCTTGCGAGTTATAGTCGGGGCATTTTTCACGCAATCAAGAATTAGCTCTAAATCCTCTTCTAATATAACGCCACGAGATTTTTCACCCCCGAACAACGAATTAAATTTTTCTTTCTTGATAGACTTTATTTGACTACAATCTACATACCTTGATTTACCTCCAAGAAAATCATACTTTTCATGAGATAACGGGTATTGAAGGGCAAGTATTTCCTCGGTATATTCATTTCGAAGATTCGTATTTATTAATAAAAAACCGAGAGCATTACCTTCGTTATCAAAACCGACAATAATAAAAAATTTATTCCTTGAATCATCCCCTTCGTTTTTGGGTGTCACGCCTTCTTCTTCCGTTAATTTCATACGATAAACACACCCGATGTCAAGAACAGAACTTATTAACTTGTCCTTTATTTCATCACTTAGTAAATCCCCCAACCCCATGATGATTACCTTAATATAGAATCAACAATCTCGGATTCTTTAATGTATTCAAGCATTGCATCACTAGCACCTCCCGCACGAGCGATGTCAAGAGTGTTCATTGATGGATTATTACTATATCCTCCATCTCTAGCTTTACACCAAGCATAATCATGAGATTTTTTGGATAAATCATAAGTATCAACCAAGCGATTTTCTTCAAATGAATCATCCAAGCATTTTACATCGCTAACAGACAATTCATCCATGTCTGGCTGTTCTTTCGCTTTTATAACGTAGTGTAACCTATCGCTAATTTCGATACTATTAAACAAATCTTCCAAGCTTGAATAATCTTCAGGACGATTCTTTCCTTGCACAACCTTAATCGCACTATATATACATGACGGGATTGGTCCCATGTCAATAGCCCTGAAATCATCATGAATGATATGTCTACCGTATTTCGCAAGATGTTCCCTGTCCGCGAAATACAATATTTTGAACAGATGCAACGTGTCAATACTATCAACCTTGTTGATAATATAAAGCATTGCTGCTTTCATTTTCAATATTTCATCACGTGTCTGCATAACATTCCTCTTTAATTGGTGCTACAAATATATATACAAACGATCAAAACACGTTCCATGGAAGAACTATTAACTTGTAATTTATACTATTTTAAAATAATAACACCTGCATTATTGCTGTTTTGCAGTTTTCGGCATCGAAACGACCTTTCCCTCTTTAAATTCCGCAACCGAAACTTTTAGCATATTTTCTAGTAAACCATGTTGTTTTTCCATAAACTCAAGTTGCTTTGTTATCGTGGATTCTTTTTCCGCACATTGTTCTTTAATTATAGCTAATTGAGTGTTCATGACAACAGTCAGTTTTTCTATTACTTCGGTAAAATCGCTCATAAGATTTTTCTTTTAGTTCATAATTTTGGTTATTAGTTTTTCATTTTACGACACACCATCTATTATGTTTCATAATAATTGTTATAATTTCAATAAAATAGGCTCTCAACTAGCTTTTTTACCATTTTTGTCTTTCGTGATCAAATTTACCTTCTCTATTAAAGTACTTATTTGAGAACTTTGATTCAATATGTGTCTTTCTAGTTCGTTCATTTTTTCATTTCTAAACTTCCGTTCATCTTCTAATTGATTTTTCAAATTATTCACGACAATATCGAAGGCATCTTTTTGCACGTTAAGAGTTTTGATCAACGCCTCGAATATGGCATTATTACCTTCTTGATTAACCGGAATTTTTGGCACTTCGGGCATTTGAGGCAATGACATACCGGGAATATCAGAATCAGATTTAGATTCATTAAGCATATTCCCTTTACCCATTATAAGCCAATTAAGATTTATATCAGGCCATTTCTCTATTAACGATTCTAAATACTCTGGTTTTATATTTCTAACAATATTTTTTATATAGTTTTTCGAAACGCCCCATTCTATTTCAAATGAATTTATAGACATTCCTTTGTGCGTGATATATTCAACTAATCTCGCTCCAACAATACTTTTTGTTTTATACATATCATTCATTTTAAATTTCAGAGATTTTCTCTGTATATTTGTACTATTAATTAAAATATATTATCATGAAAATTGATGAAGGTCTAAAAGTGCTAATACAATTCCTTGTAGGATTTGTTATAATTTGGGGAGTTGCCACAATCATAGGAGGTATTGGAATTTTATTCGTTACTTTCATTTTTTTTATTATTATTGGAATTCCTATTATCTATGGTCTTGAAGAAATGGGTTACTTTGACAAGGGACTCGACAAAGATCAATGAGAAGTCGTCTTAAATTTTGAAATTTCTTTTATCAATTTTATTGATACTTCGTCATCAACTTGAGACACAATCTTTATAAATTCAGACATTTTACTATCAGTAATACTTGTCTGTCCACAGTAATATTTGTTAATACTTTGAACAACATCTTCTATATATGCTACAATATCCATAATACACTTCTGATCATCACCTTTTATAGCTTCTTCTAAAGCATGCATAAATCCGATAAATGCCTCTTCATAGTTAAATCCTTTATAGTATGTCAAAATAGTATACATCTGATGTATCAATGCACTTACTGTGTGATCATAAGCCTCAATTCTCTTTTCAATTTTGTCAGAAACGATTTGATGAACACTTGACTCAATATTTTTAATTCTCAAGTCAGTTTCTTTTAATCCAGCATCTACTTTTCTGACTACACTTATAGCTTGTAAAACTTGGAACCCAACGGAAAACGTCACCGCTATACTTAAAGCAGTAAGAATAAAACCAACAAATGCATTGTCTACAAACATAAATGGTTCTGTTCTTACACAAGCAAAACATATAGCCACGATAGATAGAGACAGCGATAAAATACACAAGATTTTCATATTCAAAACATTATATTTAAACTCATTCCAAATAATAATTTTGGTGATATTTTCTCACCAAAATATTTTTAATTCAGACACTTTCTCACCATATTTGCATTGTCAAGTTATCCGAATAAGAGAAACTAACAAAACAGAATATTAACGCAAATATATAAAAGTAAGTGATGAAAACAATAAGCGAAAAACGAAAAACCCTGCCAACGATACTGAAAGAATTACCATTAGGCGACCATGTTACAATAAAGCCTTCTGCCCACAGTATTGTTTACGTGAGACAGGTCGTTGCTGACTTGAAAAGACGAGGTTACATTTTCGAGGCTACAGAGAAAGGTATCCCGGAAGGTATAAAAGTTACACGCTTAAAATAAAGCACATGGAAATCTTCACTCGACCGGAGCAAGTAAAGGAATTCATTAAGGGCATGGGCATACAGGTTCCATTGTTTCGGATAAAACAATGGATTGATAACGGGATTATACCATCGAGCCTGATAAGGGGAAAACGAGTAATGTTCCAGGAGGAGGTGAAAAAATGGGCATCAAAAGGACATTTCAGGAACGGGGATATTCACTACGGTTGGAATATCTGGGCGAAATAAAAATAGGAACCAAACACCAACAAAACATGAATAGAAAAAATACAATAAACGACCTGCCTTCTGATATAGTGCAAAGATTCGCAGTTCCTCACGTGTGGATCATGGGAGATAAAAACCTGAAAGAATACTTGGGAGGAGGTTCTCCTAAAATATTCGCACGATGGAGGTCTGGCACCAAAAAAGGGAACATTCTTAAATATCGATTAACCGAAAAAGCATTCATGTATAGAACTGATTGGGTTGATGAATTTATTGACAAAGAGTTTTCTGTTGAAGAAGTAAATTTAAAATTTTAGCCATGAAAACACTAGCAACCTTTTTATCATCCTTGACTGCAATCGCTCTTTACGGGGCATTGACCACGGCCCCTTGGCAATGGTTCACTACCGTTGTTGGAGTGATTGTAACAGTCCCGATGTGGATGAACGTGTACAAGACATCAAAACGAAAATCTCGTGAGTTCATATAACGCCCCTTTCGGTTCAGAGGATCACCCTTACTGCCCTTGGCACGGTGATTCAGGGACAAGCAACGCTCCTTTACAGGACGAGTGCAGGATTTGTCGAGAGATGGTAAACGATGAAGATTGCGAACTGGTAGACGGGGTTGTAGTTTGCAAGGAGTGTATAGAGGCTTACGAGAAGGACGGGGACGGTATAGAAGAGATGGTGAGATGGGTGAAAGAACAAGGTAGGAATACAATCAAGAACGCAATTTCTTTTAAAGTGAGTAGATAATTAGCCCGGACAAAGTAGTGATACTCGAAAGGGCGAAATTTTGGAAACGAACAATAAATAACATAAACATGAAAGCGTACAAAGGATTTAATAAAGATTTCACGTGCAGAGGTTTCCAGTTCGAGGAAGGAAAGGAATACGAGGAAGAGGAGGCAGTGTTATGCGAGAAAGGTTTTCACGCCTGCACCAACCCCCTTGACGTTCTTAACTATTACAACGACGTGGAAGGCAAGTACTGCGAGGTAGAACTTGACGAGGTATCAAATGACAAAAAAGAGAATGATTCTAAAATCTGTGGCAAACGGATAAAAATAAATGCTGAAATCGGATTTGTTGGATTATTCAAGATGGGGATAGAATGGTTGAAGGGACAAACTATATTCTCGAAAAATGATACAAAAGAGTTAGAAAAATCATCGGGTGATGACGCAAAGATCGGGTCATCGGGTAATTACGCAAAGATCGGGTCATCGGGTGATGACGCAAAGATCGGGTCATCGGGTGATGACGCAAAGATCGGGTCATCGGGTTATGGCGCAAAGATCGGGTCATCGGGT